GTTAGCTATGCAAGCACAATTATCTATGCCGGAAATTAGTTTAGTTATAAGCCAAGGGGATATAACAGTAAAAAAAGTTTGCGGAAGTTGTTATGAATGGGCGGACATAATGCTCAAGGAGCGTGCCAAATGACTAACTGTTGCGACGCTAATGGAAACTGCACCCAAGGCAAAGACTGCGCTATAAGAAAGCAGCACAGGGAAACCACTAATCAGGCATACATTAACCACGGCAAGATTACTGACACTGACCCATATTCCGACACTATTGGCACTGTCAAGGCGCTTATATCCGTCTTGGTTGTCTGCGTTGCTGTTACGCTGATTTCATTTTTTATTTGGAGTAAGTGATGACAGGCTATCAAAGCAAGAAGGCAGCGGCGCTAGATGAGGACGGGATGTACCTTGTTCATCAAACAAAAAAAATTGAACAGATAAAAGACTATGCTTATCCCTGCATGATGGCAGAAAAGGCGCTTAAAAACGCTTACAACCTAATGCTTGAAGGTAAAAAAGATCAAGCTATTGCGGAGTGCATTACCGCAATCCATGAAATTGAAGACATCATTACCGCTATACAAAATGAGAAAATCAAGGCATCAACTAATTCGTGACACTTTGTTGGAACATAAAGATGGCTTAACAAAAAGCCAAATTTGCAACATTACAAACATTAGCCCAAATTCAATAAAAAAGTCTTTAGACGCAATGCCAGACGTTTACATTGATAGGTGGATAGTGCCCGCGAAGAAGGCCGTTACACCCGTTTATGTTGCAGTTGATGTGCCGGAGGATTGCCCTATGCCGAGTAAATCCTAGTTCCTTTGTTATCAATAATTAACGTTTGACCCCTTGGCTTGCCCTTGGGGTCATTCGGAATGCTAACGTGTGTCCAGCGGTCAAACTCACGGATTAGTTGGTCATAGGGTAAACCCTTGGACATGATTGTTTGCACTACTTGGTCAGGGGTCATGCCAGGGATGCGAAGGTCGGCGGCGCAACCTACCCGATGTTGGCTTGTATCCTTGCTGCCTACTGCATCATTTACTTCTTTGCATCGAAACGCTGAGTTAACCATAACCGGCTTGCCGCCCAACGCAACTTTGACTTGTTCCAAAAAGTTTGCAAGGCGTATAAGATTTGTTCTTTCACTAGGACTAGGTTCATTCTTAAACTCCCGATGGTCGGTTATGGTTAATTCCTCTAACGTGAAGTTTGGACTAAGGTTCATTTTGACGCTACGCCTTGCATTTTTTCGGCGGTACGCATACCACCAAGGCCAAGCATTCCCAAAAGCAAAGGCATCATTGTTCCGGTATCCATTGTGGGAAACTTAACAGGGTGACCAGCCAAAGCAGAACCCCACTCAGCCAGCGGGCCGATGACAAATTGGACAGCAAATCCAGCGCCGCACACCCACCCAATAGCAGGCCGCCAGCCGGACACAAAAATACTATTGCTTGCTGCTTCAATCTTGTTAATGTCCATTTGCCCTGTAATTTGGGCTAGTTCTCCATTCTGTTGTAGCTTGAGCAACTCTAACTTAGCAGCGGCCTGCTGGGCGGGGTCAGGCAAAACTCGGTCTAAGACTTTGCCGCCAATCTCAAGCAGCGTTGATACAGGGTCAAGGGCCATGCTTGATCTCCTCATCATGCGACAGCTTCACGCCAGCCAGCAGCCCAATAAAGCCGCCAATGATGGTTTGGAAGGCGGGCGACAACAGCTTAAAGATTTCAGCGTTATCCACTTCTTTTGACCACAGGCCAAGTAGAAAGGCCATAACCATGCCTAGCACCGAGATGCAAAGGGTTGCGCTGACCATAAGCGTAACTGCAAAGGTCAACCTTGCTTTGATGTTGTCGTTCACTTTTTCCCCGCTTTCTCTATGATCTTTGCGCGTAGCAAAGGACTGTCTGATGTACCTGCCCATTCGGGCAAGGCGTTCCAAATAATCATGTAATCGTTTGAATTGCATGATGTTTTATCTAACCACTCCAACATAGCTTTGTGGCGTTCCGCTGGGTCGTGCGTTGACCAGGCTATAACGTACAATTCTTGCACCGCGCAACTTGATTTGGGCGGCGGCTTCTTTGGCAAAGGCGGTTCCGTACTTAGGATTAGCTTGTCCTGGGCAACCGATACGGTCACCAGTACCAATAGAAGTACGGCCCAACGCATACATTAGTTTTTACCCACCCAATGGCTTAAATAGCCCAATATGCTGCCAATAGCAGACACCATAACCATACCAGCGTAAAACGAACCTTTGCCTTGATTTGCTATTTCAACTAGTTTGTCAATGTTGGTTTCCAACTTGTCGATCTTGGCGCTCATCTCGTCAAACCGGCGCTCGTAGTCCTGCACTTTTTGCCAAAGCACACCATAACGAACAGGGTCAATCTCAGGCGCGTTCATGATTTTTGTATAAAAGCTAATGCGTAGTAAGTTGGAAGGTTAGTCCCTACATTACTTGTTACAGAAGATGTAAAGCCACCTGTGTTACCTACGGCGTAAGTGTTACCGGCCCCGACTACAAACGAATCTTTAAGGTTAGGCGTTCCATTAGACCCATCGCAAAGGTAATAACCGGATGGAACAGAACTAATTGAACCAGACCACATGATGATGCCGCCACTAGGAACTGCGCTAACCGCCGAAGTTGTACCAATGATGCCGTATAAGTTGTCGTAAGTTTGGATTACGTTGTTGCTTGAATCAGCCAGGACAAACTTGTAGTTAGTTCCCGAAGTAAGCCATATCTCATTAGGTGGTCGTCCATCCGTGCCTAACTGGATAGGATTGGTGTTAGCTATTGTGCCTGCCAAAGTTGTGTAAGTAGCCGTAGGCGTTGTAGTGCCCGCTGCATAAGTGTAGATGTATCCCCCGTTAAGGGGAATGCCGGTGGTGGTAAAGAATTGGAATCCGTTACCTATGGGTGAAAGATTAACTGCCATTTTTAGTCCTCAATTACACCGCTATATTTTGCAGCAGCGTTTCTGCCAAATTGCTCTTTTTGCTTGTTTGCAAACCATCCTTTACCCATTTGAACAATAGGAACTGACATACCTCCAGTGCCTTTTGCCGCCAATGCTTCAAGTCCTGTTGCACCTGCTTGCTTTGCCATTTCTGCAATTTGTCCTGACAAAGTATTGGAATAATTAAACACTTTTGTTTTTGGCTGTGCAATTTTGTTTGTTAAAAAATTAATTTCATTAAGATTTTTTGCGCCTTCAACGCCATGTAAATCTAATAATTTTTCTCTTTGATTGTATAAATAATCGTGCAGACCTTTAGGCGTAAGATTAAAAATGTCACCAGAAACGCCGCTTGCTTTTTTTAATGCTTCAATTTCACCGGCTTTCATTGCTTGGTGCGCTTCCGAATCTTGACCTAATTCACGAATCATGCGTTGTATGTCTGCGCGTGAACCTTTAGTTACATATTTACTATGAAACGTGTCAGCACCAGCACTACCAATTTCTTCTGCTGCATCTTTAGCACTTACCGCTTCTTTAACAGATTGTTTGTAACCAGGCACATCACGAATCGTATCAAACCGTTCTTTTGCTAATGCAATTGCTTTATCAGCTAATGGTTTAAGTGTTGCAGCATCGCCTACCAATGGAATTTTTTGCAATTCTTGACGAATAACAAATGCGGCAGCACGTTCACTACCTTTGCCTTCTTTCATGTATTGACCAAGGCGTTGGTTCAATTTTAAAAATTTGTCAAATGTCATTTGCCCGTTTGCTTCTTCAATTTGCGTTAATGTTTTTTGCAATGATTCGGGCACATCATTAGACAACAATTCTTCTGAAAGTTTGTTTTTTGAATTTTCAATAAATTTTAAACCATCAACAGGAAATTGATCTGTTGGCGCTAATCCTTTTTCTTGGCGCAATTCATTGTATTTATTTTTTAAATCTCCATAAGCGTTGCTAATGTTTTCTTGCCGAACAGCATCATTTTTAAGAAACCCATTAATTTCTGCTTGACCAATATCATTAGGCCCATAGTCTCTAATGTTAGGCGCTACTTCATCTCTTACTTTTTCCAATGCAGTTTTTACTTGTGCTGGTTGGTTTTCAAACAATGGGCCAATAGTTTCTTGATGTGCACCTCGATTGTTCCATTCGTCCGCATAGCCTTGTCCAGTACGCTGGCCTCTTGAAAGATTAATGCCGTGTTTGTCTTCCAATAATGCCGCTTGCCCAGCTTCTAAATTTACTTTATTAGGGTTAGAATTTTTAAGTATTTGAGATAATTCTGGACTAGCTTCTCCAGCTAAAGCATTTACTGCCGTAGGCTTGTCTACTGCGGCTGCACCTACGCTTCCACCCGTTCCAGGCGTTTTAGGCGCTCCAACTTCAACGGTGTACTCTGGCAAAGCCGCCTTAATTTTGGCAACACCTGTTTTTATAGGTTTAGCAGAAAATGGAGCCGCCATCATTGCAGCAGACACACCTTGTTCAATGTCGGTGGGACTAATGCCGGTGCGTTGGCCTACCGCTTCTGCGCCTTTTGCAATTACCCCGCCAATTGCTTGTTGGGCTTGTGTCGGCAATGAACCTTGATAACCTGGCGTTTCAACCGTTCCCGTAAGCCGACCAAACGGGTTAGCTAATGCTTGAGATACAGGCGCTGCCGCTGCGGTCGCTTCCTCTGGGTTAAGTCCAAATACTCGACCAGCACCATATCCAACCGTTCCGGCAACCGCAGAAGGAATATTTCCAACCACATCAAGCACGGCGGCAGTTTCTCCACGGGCACGTTGTTTAAGTTGCAAAGCCCGCTGGAATGCTTGTGCAACCGGCCCCATCGGTGGCTGGTAAGACTGCAATTCTGCTGCCGTTGGCCCACCTTGACCGCCTCGACCACTTCCACCGCTTGCAGCCATAGGTGCAGGCATATCAAGAAAGTCGGCAAATGTGCCGGTTTGTGGTGTACTAGGGTTAGCTTGATAATATGATTGCAACATTGCGGCAACTTCGGGCTTTCCTTGTGCCGCTTGTGCTTCATATTGTTGTAGCAATTCTTTTGGAAGTTTGCCGCCCGTCCATTTCATGCCACTAGGCGCAGCAGTAGCTGCTTGATCGCCACCAAGGAAATCAGCAAAAGTAGACATTATTGAATAATCCCAAATTGTTTAGCCATTGCACGTTTTTGACGCAATGCAGTAAGTTCCGCAGGGCTCATTGCTTGCATCATCTTTTGCGCGTCTGCTTGCGACATTTCTTGGAAGAAACGTGGGTCAGCAGCGTTGTTCCATTGTAAAAGTTTGTTTTGATAAGTTGTTGGGTTTCCTATTGCGCTTTGCAAGAAATTAGATTTTGCTGCGTTAAACGATTCTTGACCAATCAATTGGTTAGTGACGCGCAACATACCTTCTTTTGTCATCTTGGTGTTGGGACTAGCCAATTCAGCAAGACCACGCGCAGCATCCGTATTACCACCGGCAAGTTGAAGCAATTTGGTGTTTTTTGCCAATTCGTCTGTAGAAGAACTTTCCAAAATGTTGTAAGGAATTCCAAGCGATTGTGCAAGATTAGCAGCAAATTGTTTCTTTTCTGACAATGCGCCAGTAAAAGATTCTGGAATAAGTTTTTTAATGTTTTGGTAAATGGCAATTTTTTGCGGTGCTTCACTAGCTTTTTGCGAAGTTGCAGCCCAATCACTACTCAAAGTTGTACCCAAGTTAGCTTGTATATTTGTTGTAGCTGGGCCTACTCCAGCTTGTACTGGCCCTGCCGGTCTTTGTGATTGTGGGCCAAGGTAAGTTGTCTCACCTAATGGCCCTGCAACCGTTGTAGTAGGTGGCAATTGAGTTTCAATGCCTGCGCCCATTTGTTGCCCTGGCGCTTGTACCGCAAGAGCGCCGCCAGCAGTCATGGGCACAGTCGCCGCACCCGTAGAAATTGCTTGTGTTGCGGGGTACAACCTATCAATATGAGCCGATGCCTCTAAAGACTGAAGGCCATTGCGACCAAGCCATAAACGAAGTTCCGCAGGCGTTCCAGTTTTAGGAATTTGTGCTAAAGATTGTTTAATGGCATCTTCGCCAGCGCCACTATCTTTTAACGTTTTGCTCATTGAATCCGTAATGTCTTGCACCGAAATATCTTCTTTAGTAGCAAGACCAAGCAATTGACGGGCTGCGTTTGATTGAAATTCTTTTAACGCTTGAACCCGTTTTACATCCGCATCGCTTATTGATGCCGATATACGGGATTGTTCTGTTCCAGCAGCAACATTGGCGTTTGCTTTTGCGCCTTGTAATTCTGCCTGCGCTCTTTGAAGTGCAAGCGGGTTTAATTGTTGGGCTTGCTGCAATTCCAATTGCTTGGCCTGCAAAGCTAACGGGTTAAGCTGCTGTGCTTGCTGGTAATTCTGCACACCCGATGCCAAGTTCATCATGTCTGCCAGCGAAGTCTGCTGGACAGGGTTTGTGTAGCCGGTGAAAAAGTCTGCCATATTTATTCCTTACGGGGGTGGAGTTTTAACACCTTGGTTTAGCAACGCCGCAAGGAATGCAGCATTAGCAGCAGCATTAGCACCGCCGCCCGCAGCTTGAGCTTGTCCAAGCATAGCAGCCGCAGTAGCGTTTCCAAGGCCAATATTAAGGTTAGAAATATTAGTTCCGTAAGACGTTCCCGCCGATGACGCTTGCTTATTAGCATCTGTGCCAATGCCCGCCATGTTTGACAGGTTGTTGTAAATGTTGTTACGCTGCGTTTGGTAATTTTGGAACGCATTTTGATATGCATTACCGGCGTAGTTTTGCGTGTAGTTTTGCAAGCCTTGTAACGTATTGCCCGACAATGCACCACCGCCCACGTTAGCTGCCCGTTGGTTAGCCATTTGACCCTGCTGAAGCATAAAGTCGTAGTTAGGGGCTAATCCAGAAGTAAGATCGTTTTTATCAAATTGATGTGTTAAGTACCCAGAGCCTGCGCCCATTGTGGTGGGTTGACCCGTAACGGGGTCATACATTTGATATGTACCGCTACCAAGTTGCCCCATTTGATTCAGCGCATTTATGCCTGTGCCTTGGTATGGCTTTTGGAAACCTAATTGTGTGTCGTAAACACCTTTTAAAACGTCTTGAGAAGCCTTTGTAGCATCTTGTTGGGCTTTTAAACCCGCACCTATTGCGCCGGACGTATTTAATGCCGTAGCTGCGTTTACGCCGCCCGACAACAATGCGGCAAGTTGCGTTCCCGTAAGGCCGGTAGCGTCTTTTAATTTTTGAAGTAGGCTTGGGTCTATTGGAACCGACGTTGGAATATTAGTTCCGGGCGGCCCTACGTCTGGTGGCGGTGGAGTGCCAGGCGTAGCTGTAGGTGGCAACGTAGGTGTTGGAGTTGGAATGTTAGACCCAGGAGGCCCAACATCAGGAGGAGGCGGTGTGCCAGGTGTGCTTGGTGGGCCACTAGGTATAGGAGGAACAACATCAGGCGTAGGCGGCAACGTAGGCGGGCCAACATTGGGAGGAGGCGGTGTTCCAGGCGTAGCCGTTGGCGGTAAAGTTGGAAAATCTGACAACGGAGTAGGCGGCCCAACATTTGGAGGTGGTGGAGTTCCAGGTGTAGCCGTAGGAGGTAATACAGGCTCTAAAGAATTAACATTAGAACCAGTTAAATTTGCAATATCTCCCAATGGCGTACCTGTGTTTGCAGGGTTAAATACGGCAGAAGTAGTTGCACCAGGTATTTGAGACAAAGCATTAGCGCCAACCGCTGAAGCTGGTATGCCAGCCGCCGCCGCTGCTTCTAAAGCAGAAGCGTTTACTCCATATCCCGCTGTGCCAACTAATGATTCAATAGCCGCAGGCGTTAATGCTGTCCCTGCTGCTCCTGCTCCAGCCAAACCTTCTGCTGCACCAGCCGCCACCGCACTTTTACCAAACAATGAACCAATAACTGGGCCAAGGAAATATGCGCCACCTGCCAAAGCAGCTATTTTTAACAAATCACCAAAACCATGGTCACTGCTTCTATTTGCTGTGTTTTGATATTGCCCGTTTGCGTCAAAATTTACATACTGGCTGTGTCCATTGTCGTAACGATAGCCAATAGGAGGGCCATACTCTACTGATTCACCCCCCCCTCGTCTTCCACCGCCGCCTTCAGTATACGTTTGATAAAGAGGCTCCATTGTTGTGCCAAGTCTTTTTTCCTCGGCAAGTACACCGGCTGGTTTTGGCGCATCTTCTTTTTTTAATCCTGCCGCAATAGGGTTAAATTCATAACCTAAAAAAACAGGCGTGCCTCTCTCCCCTCCTCTACCCGTTTGTTGATCATAAACGGGAACCATCCCGTACCCTTGGGTTTGAGAATATGTTTTACTTGGTTCTTGAATATCTCTTGGCATGATTTGTCCTTAAACGTTGTAGTATGGGATTTTATAAGCGTTACCGTTAACGGTGACATTTATAAACCCAACCGGATTAGCGGGCAACGTTGCAGAGCCGGTGGTTGCTGTTGTGGCGCTAGAAAAATTCAACAAATTAAGAAAAAACTGTTGCCATGCGCGTGATGGACGGTTTGTGTTTGCATCCAAAAACGGCGCTTGTGGATACGGGTTTATTTGTTGAGTGTTAGACAGTGCCATTAGCTATCCCCATTCGTGGCTTTAAGATTTGCAGAAACAATGACCGCATTAACAGGGTCGCTAATAGACACTTCAAACACCCGATCACGGGCCATGCCCAAACGCCGCCAAATAGCACGGTTTTTGTATCTTCCTAATTGACCAATGTTTGCCCAATATTCCCGCGACCAAGTAGAGCCTCCGTCATTAGACCAGCGCAACATTGCTTGTGGGTTAGTTGTTGTGTCCGTGTAGGAACTTGCCACATAACTTCCTATGATAAAAGTCATCAATGGGTCAATCGTAAAAGTAGCAGTCGGCGCAATAACATACGGGCTGCCTAAGTAGTTGCTTACAGGAATTGCGTTTACAGAAAGCCCCGTCGTGCCTACGCCAGGTTGAAATTGAAGCTGTAGTTCATCAAAGTATTGACGCTGAAAGTCTGTAACCAAATGAGGCGCACGGCGCAGCCTACGAACGTTTTGTCCGTTATCGGTGTAGTTTTGTCTATCTAGGTAATACAGTTTTCCGTTTTGATAGTCGCCAACTAGAACTAAACCTTGGAAAGAAGCGGAACAATTACTGCGGTGACGCTGGTAAGTCCCATCCGAGGCCATTGACAACCATTTATGCCACATTCCCGTTGTTAAGTCATAAGCCCAGGTTAAGTTCAAAGTCGGAAAACTTGTAACGTAAACTTCATGGCCTTCTAGCTGATAAGTGTACGAAATTGCGTCATCAATGTATTGATTTGTAAGCGTGTTTTCCACCGCATGGTTAGAAATGCGTTTAGGAATGTAGCCTTCCATTTGCATAATTTGCGCTTGGCCTCGGTTGTTGCGAGATACATAAGCAAACGAATTACCTAGACGGGCTACCGAAAACTGAGCCGCAATGCCGTGCTGGGTAGACGTGCCTGGAATACGCTGAAATGGAAAAGGCACTGCGCCCACATCGCTCCAAACTTCCGATGATGCCTCGCCCATCAAATAGACTTCGCGGTGGTCAACAATCAAAGCCACTAATTTATCGGGAGCGCCATCTTTTAACGCATAGCTTGTAGATGCAGAAATGGTGCTTAGTAGGTTAGACGAACCCCATTGCTGTGTGCCTGGGTTGTTGTAGACAAAGTAATTGTCCATAATGTCTACCGATGTGCCACCACTAAACGCGCCATCCGTACTAGGCAAAACGCTAAAGTTAAGACCGTACATTGTCTGACCAACCGCAATAGTCAAAGACGAACTGATTGTGTAAGTGCCCGTACTACCCGAACCTGTACCAAATGCGGTAACAATAGTCCCTGCGGTAACGCCTGCGCCTTGTACTGTTTGCCCAAGGTAAATAGTGCCCGAGGCTACCGCCGAAACGGTCATGGTGGTCGCCGCAACAGTTGCCGTATATCTAGCGCCGACCGCAGCAGAGGCCATAGGCTCAGCCGCCACAGTTTGGCTAAGATTGATGGTGTAAGTGCCTACGCCACCCGACCCCGACCCCAAAGCAGTAATCACCGTTTCTGCCGTAATCCCTATCCCCGTCAAGCCTTGGTTAGCCGTAATTGTGCCGCTGCTTACGTTAGTAACCGTTAGGGTAGTTCCGCTAATAGAACCCGTAAAAACGGCATTTGCGGGGCTAGAAATGCGCCATGTGTACCGATACGCTCCGTCAACAATATAGGCATTAATGCCGTTGTCAGAGATGCCCACCCGTCCCGATGACGAATTAAGTAGGCCAACAACCGTAGCGCTTAAATTAGACGTAAAGACGTAAACATAAGACCCGCAGACAACAACCATTTGGCTACCGCCCGACAGGGTACGCATTCCGCGAACTTCTGCGTTGTTTAAAACGGCTTGAAGCGTTATCCCTGGCGTTGGATAAAGCGCAACCACGCCACGAACACCAGGCTGCTTGAGTGGGTCAATTTCGGGAAAGAAATTAATACACTCTTGCGCGTCTTGGTAGATCGACGGTGCTTCGTATGATGGGCCGACAAAGCCAAATTCTGGCATTTTTAAACCTTAATAGCGGAAAACGTCACCTCAGGAAACCCCCACTCAAAATCCACCCAGCATCTTTAGACTTTCCAGTAAGCAGCGCATCTGCATACCTTGCGACCATTTGCGGGCGCATATTGGTGCGTTTGATTGTGGCTTTTGCTTCGCCTGCAAACTTTTGAATCATGCTAATTTGCACCGGACTAGCTTTGCCATACATTGGCATTAGGCGTTCTGCTAGACACCAGCGCAGGGCGTTTACATAGCCTTGAGGGATGCGGATAATGTCATACATGGTTGTAAAACGGGCAAAAATAGTGTCCGTAAACAAGTGCATTTCACCTTGGGATGGATTAGGCCAAACGCTAAGATTGCCCAAAGTATCGCCAGGGTTGTAGTACAAGGCTTTAGGCCACGGGCCGTTAAGCGTCTTTAGACCGATCAAAGAATAGTCGTCTAAGGTTAGCACCGATATGGGATAGTCTAGGCCACCGCCGTAAATTGGCTGTCCATTGGACGTAGTGTTAATCCTTACAAAAGATGAATTTACCCGTAATGGCTTTTGATAGTAGGCCGTAATTGTTGTGCTTGCTACCGATTGGGAAATGTTTATTTGATACGTCCCAGCCTCTAAATTGTTGCCACCAGCCCCGCTAATGAACGACACAATGGACGTTCCTGGCGTAATTCCTGTGCCGGTTAGGGTTTGGTTTAAAGTAACAGCGCCGCTAGTAATGGCGGTTACTGTTAAAACATTGCCCGCAATTGAGCCTGTAAAACTTGCGCCTATTGACCCGCCTGGGCCTATTGTGTATTGGGTTTGTCCGCTAACTATGGGAAAAATGATTTCCGTAAAGTTGTAGACCATCATGTCTTCGTTAGACCACTGATCTAACATATCGTTAAGCATGTCAAACGCATCTTGCGCCGCTTCGGGCGTTGGCGTTTCACCGGCCTCTAATGCGCCGATGTCCTTTAACGATCTAGAAACTATGTCGATTGGCTGTGCCATTGTTGCTCCAAGGTAAACACAGGCGGTTTCCAGGGAGGCACAACAGATTTCGTCTTACCAAGAAGCGCCAATTGTTCCTCTAACCGTGATTCTATTACATTTTGCCCGTATTGGGTTGCACCTTCCTTTATCCAAGAAATCACCTGATTCTCTGTAACTTGGGCGTATGGGGTCTTTACGCTAAACTTGTCAAATTCCCAATTTCCTTCGGTTTCAACTATGTTTTTGTCATCAGTAGCTAAAACGTGGTACTTGGCGTGCGTTATTGCCTCGCCATCCACGGAAATATCAAGAATCTTCCAAGTTGTAATCATTCCGGCTCTTTAACTTCGGCTTGTTGTTTAGCCTCTTTTTGCAAAGCCTCTACCAATTGGAAAACTTCTTGGTACGGCTTTGTGCCAAGGTAAGCCAACACGGCGTTAATCAAGTTTACGGATAGGTTTAGCTTGTCGTTCATTTTGCTTCCAGTGCCGTGATACGGGCGGTTAGGGATGTGATAAGTGCTTGCTGTTCTTGCATTGCTGCAACCAAATGCGGAATTAAAAAAGATGAATCAACAGCTTGATATACAGGTTTTCCATCAGCATCAATGGCATCTTTTTCCCCAGTTACTGCATGGGGAACAATGGCTTGTAATTCATGGGCAATGAATCCTTCAGAATATTGATTTCCTTCAATGTATTCAAAAGAACAAGGCTTTAATTGAGAAATTAACGACAATGTGCTTGTCATTGGTTGCACATTTTGTTTTAGCCGGTAATCAGATGTAACGTTAAATGAGGTTACAGAACCACTAGAAGTAATACTGCCAGCCGATACATAGGTTGTACCGTTGTCTGTGTAGCATTGAATATGGCTTCCAGATGTTCCGCTTACTCCGAGCGCCATATTGTTTGCACTACGAGAAGTGATAAAACCTACGCCTCCTGTTGCAATGCCATTTACACGACTAGCAATTGGGTTTGTAACAGTACACCCCACCAGCAAGTTACCGCTGGAGTCGATACGCATACGTTCTGTGGCATTAGTCCCAAAAACTAACGGCATATTTTCATATTGATACAAGTATCCAGTAGTTGTATCTTGAATTAACTGCAAACCATCCGTGTTTGCTACGCCAGTTGTTGAATTCTGTAACGCTAAATATGAATTGCTTGCACCGTAAACAACCAAAGGTCTTGATGGGGTAGTAGTCCCTATCCCTACGTTACCGCTGGAGTCGATACGCATACGCTCGGTATAACCACCAGTTTTAAACGTTAAAAATCCTGATGCTAAATTGTTAACAATATCGTAACTATTTGCCGCGCCTGCGTATCCTACATAGCCAACTTGACCGCTTGTATCATAAAAACTAATATAGTTATACCCTGTAGTTGTAACATCACCTGTTGACTCACTGCGTATACTTCCTAGTGCAAGACTACCTTTTATATGCAGTTTTGTAGCTGGAGAACTCGTCCCTATCCCTACGTTACCTGCGTTGTCAATTCTTACTTTTTCCGTTGGGATGTTTGTTACACCTCCCCCGTTAACACCTGTCTTAAAAGTCAGACTTCCACCAGATGAGCCGCTGTCTATCCAACCAATTGCAGCAAGTCCTGAAGTAGTATTGTTTGTGTAATACGAATTTCTAAAAAGAAGTGTTTGCTCATTAGCAGTTTGAGCGCCAACAACAATTATCTGTGCGCCATCTGCTGCTGTGTTTATTTGAAGTTTTGCTTGTGGAGATGTTTGTCCTATACCTACGTTCTGGCTTGCGTCTATATAGACAGCGTTTGTTCCTGCCGTAGAGATGCCTACAGAGTTGGTAGCAGGCAAGTACATCCCGTTACCCGTAACAGATGTGCCGGTGGGGATTAGCTTTGTTGCCGTTGCCGTGCCGGTGGTGGCAAAGTTAGTCCCGTCAAAGGTCAAGCCCGCAGATTGGCTAAACGACCCGTAATGTATTTGGTTAGCCGTAAAAGACGTTAAACCCGTACCGCCGCCACCTATGCCTAAAGTAGCAAAAGAAAGCGTGCCGCTGCCGTTAGTCTGCAAAGCCTGGCCGCTAGTGCCGTCCGCGCTTGGCAATGTTAAATTTACCGTTGCTGCGGTGTTTGGGCCAAGCAAATTAACCGACCCGCCTAATGTTGCTTGAAAAGTTAAAGTTCCCATGATGCTTCCTTATGGTGCAATTATAAGTTGCGAGGCCCGTAATGCGCCTGTAGATGGCGTAAAACTAAGTTTAGTTGACGTTGTTTTTACAGGAAGATTTCCAGTATTTGCAGTTACCCAAGTGGGATAAACAGCCGTTGCGGTTGTTGTGTCTTCCGTAATTCCAACGTTTACTGCATTAACGTTTGTAAGGCTTGCGCCCGAGCCGCTAAACACGGTTGCCGACAATGTGCCCGTAGAAGGTACATATTGGTATTTAGTAGAACTGGTGTACTCGGTAGATAACGTTCCGCTTGTGACCGCCGCAAAAAGTGGGTATCGCGTGGATGCGGTAGTTGTATCGTCCGTGACCGTGATTGCCGCCGTAGGGGTTGTCCAACTAGGAGCGCCCGAAGCGTTAGACGTTAAGACTTGCCCAGAAGTGCCCGCCGCAGTAAACGCATAATCTGTACCCGTGCCATACGCCACCGTGCCCGCAGTTGGAGTCGCTGTGCCATTTGTGCCCCCGTTTGCAATTGGTAGCGTTCCCGTCACGCCAGTGGTTAAAGGCAAACCCGTAGCACTAGTTAATACAAGGGCTGTTGGAGTGCCCAAAGCAGGCGTTACCAATGTGGGGCTGGTAGACAATACAACCGAGCCTGTTCCCGTGCTACTTGTTACCCCCGTTCCACCCGATGCCACGGGCAAAGTGCCGGTGGTCAATGCCGAAGTTGACGTAGCGTAAACCGCGCCGCCCGATGTAAATGTGGTTAACCCCGTGCCGCCGTTGCTTGTATTAAGCGTGCCCGCTAAAGTAACCACGCCATTAGTAGCTGAACTAGGGGTAAACCCTGTAGTGCCTGCGCTAAAACTTGTTACCGCAATGCTTGAAGTGGATGCCCACGAAGGTAAACCAACCGATACCGTAAGCACTTGGCCCGTTGAGCCGATGCCCAACATGGCAGTCGTAGCCGATGCGGATTGATAAGGAAGTGACCCCGCTACGCCGCCAGCAAGGTTTGTTGATGTTACTGCGGTAGTTGCCGAACCCGCCGTTGTAGCTGAAGTCGCGGTAGCCGCATTTCCACCAATAGACAAACCGCTTGCCGTGCCCGTTAAACCCGTGCCAGGGCCGCTAAACTGAGTCGATGCGGTGATAGTGCTACCACCAACCGTAGAGCCGCTAATCGGCGTTCCTGTGATTGTGCCGCCCGTGATTGCTACGCTGTTTGCGTTCTGGGTGGACATTGTGCCCAAGCCCGTGACTTGCGTATTTGCAATTGCAATGTTTGTATCTGCCAATGACGTTAACTGGCCTTGCGCGTTTACCGTTGCCGTAAGTGTTTTTGAAGCAGAACCATAAGAAGCCGCTGTAACTCCAGTATTGGTAATGGAAAAAGTGTTTCCAGTAAGGGTTAACCCTGTTCCTGCGGTGTATGAACCAGCAGCATTAAATTGCGTCCATGTTATTGCGGTAATGTCAATCGTGCCAATTTTTGTGGAAGTGCAAACCCATCCGGTTGTGGCCTGCGTCCCATAAAGGACAAGGGTATAAGCGCCTTGAACTTCTGCCCATGTATCCATTTGCGGGGAACGTGTCCACGCCGTTGCGGATACAACATAAATTCCATTTTCAGCGGCAGCAGTTTGATTTTTTACTAAAACATAGTCGCCAGCAATAACGGAAACCGTATCAATTGTTTGAAGCCCCGACAACGTGATATTTACGGTTGTACCCGCTTGGCAAGCGCTTTTGGGGTTTAACCCTTGAACAATTGCATCAGCGTATGCTTTATTGACAATATCGTTTGCGCTTGATGGGGCGGTTGAAATTGTGCCCGTTGTGGTCGCAATGTTTGTAAAAACACCCGTGGACGGGGTTGTAGCGCCGATTGTCGTGCTGTCAATCGTGCTGCTTGTTATGTGCAGACCCGACTGATTTGGGTTAATTGTTGCCGTAAATGGCTGACCCTGCCCGATAAACGTCTGGAACGTATTGTCCAAATTAAACAATGCCTGTACAGGCAGGATGTTTTGGTCTATCGTTTTGGCAGGGTCAGTCATATTAGCTTTGATCGCCTACAGGGGTTACATAAACCAATGAAGGGCCAGCCGCTGCACCAATCATGCGAACATAAAAGGGAATAGTTGGGCAAGCCAAAACAATGGGAACAGTCATTGCCGCTGGAAGCAAAAAGTCACCAGGTGTACCAGACACCGGCAACACAGCAGCACCTACGTTAGCATCCCCCATTTTGACCGCAACGGCGACAGCGCCGGTGTTTAAAAACGCCGCAAAGTTTACTTGGTCGTTCGTTTGGTCTTCAACAATGGTAGCCGTAGTAGATGATGCTGTCACAGAAATAGCGATTGTTTTACCCGCTAGTCGTAGGACAGTCGTGTTTGCCATATTAAACAGCCGTAACGGGCAATGGGCCTTCAGCACGAACGATTTGAATGGTATATGCGCCTTGTGCTGGTGTAGCACTTGCCGCAGTTGCATTCAAAAATTGTAAAGACAACACATTAGCCGTGTAGCAATCAGCTTCGCCTGGAATAATACCAGCAGTTTGTACTGCAACCGCACCAAAAACTTTAATAAAATCGGTGGTTTGAAGTCCAGGAACGGTAAACGTCTGCACCGCGCTAGTGTAAGAAGCAACAGCGGCAGGCGCAAGAACAGGGGCTATGTAAAAAGTTTCGTGGGAGTTTCCACGGGTAACAGTCGTAGATGACATGGTGAATTCCTTTTAGAAGGTGTTTAAATTGTAACGAAAAAAGGCCACCCCTTTTCAGAGATGGCCTCTTTCGCTTACATCAGTTTAGAACGGTACGCTAAAGTCGTAGCCGTAAACATATACGTCAAACGTAGCGCCAGTGACGACAGTTGTCAGTCCAGCGGTTACGTTCAAGTACAGGTTTTGCACGGTGTTAGCGGTAGTTGATGCAGTAGGAGCAACCAGCGACACGCCTTGAGGGGTACTCAAGTTAGCGGCAGTGATTGCGCCGTACAGACTAGAACCACCCGAAGTAGCAGCAATGCCCATTGCCAATCCGGTAGGAGTGACAGAAGCACCTGCGTTATTCAGATTGGTAACAATCAGACTTTGCAACAAATACACAGCGGAGTTAACCACTTGGATAGCATAATTGCCGGTAGTGTTTGCATTCACGTTTTTAATCGTGCCTACAAGACGCAAGGTTGTGCCGGTAGTAGCGCCTTGGGGATGAGCAGAAATGGTTACTGCTGGGCCTGGATTTGCCATGATAAGTTCCTTTATTGATTAAGCTGCAATACGGCAAGCCAACTCAGGGTAGAGTGGAGCCCAACCATACAAGACATCAAGACGGGTAGGAATCGAGTCGTTATTAATGGTGTACTGACGCACAACACGCATAGACAAACCAATTTCCTTATCGCTTGCACGACCAGCAAAGTGCACACCATCCGGCAATTCCAAATCAGCGACTGCAAGCGTAAACGCATTGCGGTGCATCATCATATTTTGCGGAGAAGACACGCCGGTGTTGTTAAACGCCGTAATGTTTTGTGAACCGCTAGAAGTGATAACAACGTTCTGGAATTGACCAGCAGTAATAATTGCTGGAGAAATTTGAACGCTAGTAGCGCCAGTGCCGACAGAAGTGGTGGACAGAACTACGAAGTTACGCAGCTTGCCATACGACTGACGATTCTGTGGGTTAGCACCAAACACACCAGGAATAGTGAACACATCACCAGCATTCAAAGTAGAAGCCGAAGAAGCTGCCATCGACACGGTGCTGCTATATGCCCAGCCGGAAGTGAGGAAGCCGGTTGCCGTAGTTACGTTGATCGCAATAGTATTAGCGCTCCACGAACCAAAGGTTTGGCTTACCACGTTCTGGTCAAGTTTCCAGTTAACGCCAGCGGAATCACGACCCATCAAGCCCTTGCGATACTGTTCGCCGATAGCTTCTTGGGGCACAAATAGACCCTTGAGGCTGTCAACAATAGTTGCAGAGGTAAACGGCTCAATAATGCAAGAACGGCGACCATCGCGCGGAGCGCCTTCGCTGTCCATGTAAGCACCAGCAGTCAGATAAGTAATCAGACCAGTGGGAGGCGTACCAGCAGTACCGACGATATTGGCGGTATTGAGGTTAGCCATAACCATACCATCGCGGTCAATCTTATTAGCGATTGCAGCGACAGCGGGCTTTAGAACACGGTCAGAGAACATATCCAAAGACAGAGCCAAGTCCTGAGTGGTGAACTGGGTATCAACGTGAAACTGCGTGGACAGGGTAACTGGCACACTAGTTTCGTTAAAATCTTCAACATTCAGCGCAGGGCCGGTAGTACCAATAAAACGACCAGGCTTACGGACGTTAACGGTGTTACCAATCTTTGCACCAACTACGGCGAACTGATCGTCATAGTTACGGTCTACTTCCGAAGTGAAAGTAAGCTCATTCTCCAAGACCATCAGCGCTTCGTTGGTGATCTTGGAAATAGTTAGCAAATTATTTGCCATGATTTTTCCTTAAATATAAAAACTATCGAATTCGACCAGCCTTACGCGCCGCTTTCCACGCTTGGTAACTTCCGTGAAATTGACCGTCTGAGCCAATCTCTACGTTGTTTGCGCTTCCAGCATTCCGAATAGGGCTAATCGGTGGTGGTGCTTTACTTTTGCCAACAGGATTACTCGGCCTAGTCTCAGGTTGCTTCTCAAACTTGGCCTCCAGTTTCCCAATCTCGCGTAGCGCAGCGTTTGGCGACATTGAAGCAATCTTTCTTGCAAGATCGTCTTCTTTGGCTAAGTGATAAAGGATTTGTGGGCCTACGTCACTTTCCAAAATGGCATCCCGAATAGGGTCGCTTACCGCAACACCACTTGAGGCCACCATGTCATCGAAATCGGGTATCTCTGCCTTCGCTGTTGCCACTTTCTGCGCCCAACTAGAAATTACTTTCTGTTGCGCTTCGTCTGCCCTGCGCTGCAAATCTTCCCTATCCCGCCTTACCAATGCTTGCTCAGCCGACCAATCTGCTAATGCCTCTGCGTATTCAAAAGCATCGACAAATTGACTTGGCTGTGGCTTTTCGTCAGCAGATTTAACCTGTTGGGGTTGTTGCTGCTGCCTAATCGCCGCTATCTCGGTTTCCAGCTTTTGCCTTGCCTCACGTTCCTGCGCCGCTTCTTGGCGGGCCTGTTCGCGTTGCTTAGTTATCTCTGAAAACCGCTTTTCAAGTTTCGGATTCTGTTTCCGTTCCTCTGTCGGTTTAGCGTCCTTGTTTTCGCTTGGTTCACTCTGATCTGCTTCCTCAACCGGCTCTGATGTTTCAGCCTCGGGAGTCTGGCTATTGTCAGCTAATCCAAGTTTATTCGAATAAAATTCCGCTGCATTCTCGCTAGTCAGTACCTGACCGGCTTCTTTTTCACTTGACATGAGTTTCCTCAAGATTTTTGCCCAGTTGAAACCCAACTGGTAAGGTTGTGTGGTTTATACCACAAATTTATATAGCGCGTTCCGTTGTTTCCAATGAAGCAGCGTGTGCCGATGCCTTGTCCAAACTTGCCAACATTAGGGCAACTTCGGCCTTCATGCGTTCAATTTCCTTTTGGGTTTCGGTCTTAATCACAACTTCATGGGCCGATGCTTCCATCTTCATTTCCATTTCTTTATGGCGCTCGGCGTTTGTCAATTCCATTTCGTGGGCGCGATTGGTTTCTTTAATTAGCACCCGCTTAGTTTCTGCGTCCTGCCTGACCTGTTCTATGTCCTGACGCTGCTTAATCATCATTTGCATTTGCTGCATTTGTTGCTGCATTTGCTGCATTTGCGCTTGGTTTTGCTTCAATTGCATCTGAACTTGCGGCGGCACGGGTGATTTATCGTCAATCTGGGCAAGCGGGTTAGCCGCTGCCAGCCGGTCAGCAATGACCTCTGCGCCAGGAAAGTCCATGTTCCTAAACACAAGGTCGCCAGCAATTTTAAACAATTCGGCGTTGCCCGTTACCAATGGCATCATGCTATCTACCGCTGCTTGGCGCTTAGAGTTAAAGCCTGGGCCGGTATCCATTACCACATCATATTGTCCGACGGTCATGTCGTGCATAACTTTAAACACGCCATTTTCGTCTTGCTTGCCTTGGTTAATTGTCACCAAATCGGGCTTGCCATCATCCCCAATAATCCGCATTACGCGCTCGGAATCGTAAATGTGCGGGATAAGGTCTAGGATAATCTTGCCGGTATGCGATATAGATTTTGTCAGATTGTCATAGAAATCGAAGTTTGTTAGGTCAACTTGCTGCTGTTGTCCGTTTAACGCTTTACCCGATATATTGCCTGGCAACTGTTGCGAAGGGTCAAAAATGCCCATCAATGTTGCAATGTCTTGGTTTATTCCTGCGGCTGCTGCCATCACTCCGGCAGGCGGTGGCTCGGGCTGTAAACGCTGCGGGGGTGGCGCTGTCTGCCCATCAATGTCCGTTTGCTTGTAACGCAGCAATGGGAAAGACTTAACGTTAGCCGCTGCCCATTCGCTTTCGTGGCCTTCGTCTTGGCCTTCAGCCATTATCCATTTGGCTTTTGGAGCCAAGGCAACAGACTCGGTAATGGTTGTCTGCCAAAAGTTATACATCCGTTGCGCGTCTTTAGCGTGGCGCACCATGCCAAACTTGTGGCGTTTATCCCCAATCACAACGTGCCGCCCATAAACAGGCACAACAGGAATGTAAGTGCCAGGCCAATCGCGCTCCTCGATGACTTCCATCGCGGTCAGCTTTTTCCACTTGATCGTGCGCTTGAACGACTTACGCTCGTCAAGGATTTGGATGCCTGCTGCCTCTAAACGGGCGCGGAAGTCTTTACCTTCTGCAAATGTGGACGTTCCGTTAGACAACTGGTAAAGGGTAGCCGATTCGCGGTGGACGTAGAAATATTCGGCAATCCGAATGTCTTCCTTGGTTATCCATTCCGACTGTGTATCACCCGTTCCTCGCTGGGTAAACGATGTTCCGTCATCATTATCGGGATACAACTTACGGAATTTGGCTTTGCTCATCATGGTGGTGATAAGGCAGCGCTCTGCGTCTGACCCGTCTACGCGCTCGGAATTGGGGTCAAAGTAAACGGTAAATGGGTTAGGAATAGCGTCGATATAAACTTCCTGATCGAACGAATCCTCTTTAACGTAATTTGTGGTTACGCGCCAATAGCCCCAACCCATCCTTACAGCGTGGTCAAACCCCGTGTCGTATGCGGTATCCGCATTGGAATTGACCTCAATATGCCTGGTCATGCCCTCAATCACTTGGGCGGTCTTAACGTCCGCTTCGTTGTTTGTGGCGTGTACTTTGATGCGTGGGCGCTGCTGACGCTGCTGATTGGTAACCTGTCGGCAGTACCCATCTAGCTTGTTAATGGTCAGGACGGGCCGCGATTCTAGATTGCGGGAGTTTTGTAGTTCAACGGGCCATTGGTCGCCATTGACAAACTTTAAATCCTCCAACCCTTCTTGGCGGTTATTGGTGTCTGCATCGTTGCAGAGTTTGAGGAAGTCAATCGCTTCGTCAATGATTGGGTCAATATCCATTTAGGCCATCCATGACTGTGGTACTTGGTAAGTCTGCTTTGCTACCCGTTTCTTAGGCTCATTGACAACTAACCCTAGCATTCTGAACGCATCCGCGCCGTGGCTGTACTCATCATGCAACGGGTTTTTGCTGAACGCCTTTGTGTCGGGGTCAACGTCAAACCTGTAATGTCGCAAACATTGTAGCCCATCGGCGCAGTTTTCCCTATCAAACCAGCAATTGCGAAAAAGCGTCCTTGCGGCGTTAATACTATCAGGAATTGGCGTTCTTGGGATAATTTTGGTTTTGTACCCTGCTGCCCGCACAATTTGGTCGATAGAACGGCCTGCCGCTGCGAGGGTTTTGTTCTCGGCATCATGCGGTAGCCAGAGTGTATCGTAGACGTAACCATAGGTTTGCATCTTAGCTAGGTACTCGGAAATCGTCTTTTGACTGTCCTCATGGTAGCGAATTAGGCGGGTTTCCATGCCAATCCATTGGACAAACCATATTGCTGTAGCATCCGACCAACCCAAGTCAAAGACCGCATGGACGGGTTTGGACGGGTCGTAAGGCACTTTAGTGATGCGTTCCTCAAGGTCTGCCATTTGCATTTCACGGGCAAACACCGCACCATCTACGGATTGGCGGCAGATTCCTTCCCAAACGGTGTTGTACGATTCAATGTCCCTGTCCCGCAAAGAATTCTTTTCCAATTCCAGCGTTTCGGGAAACCACGGGTTATCCGACCAGTTAATCTTTTGGACTACAGAGTTTGCCGGTGGGTAAATCACAAACCGCTGATAGGTTTCGTCAGATTCCAACTCGGGGTTAAACGTTACCCATATCTCGCTTGCATCCTTACGAATGGTAGGAATCAAGACGTTCCACGACAACCGGCTGGTCGTTTGGGCTTCTTCTACCCAACAAATGTCCACGCCTTCGTAGGATTTTACGTTAGCCACGTTGTTTTTAAGGCCAACAAATGAAAATTCCGTCCCGTTTTTGCCCCGTAGACTGCTTTGCGTAATCTCGTAAAACCCGTCCAGGCGCAGTTCTATAATTTGGTCGCACAATAATTTGTGGACGGAATCCCGAATAGATGTCTGAAACTCACGGGCGCAAAGGATACGCAACGGCCTTTGTGCGCCTTTTATCAGCAAAGCCCTAGCTACCCCCCAAGACTTAGCGCCGCCCCGTCCACCGTACAAGATTCGGTAGCGTTTTTTCTCAGGCTGGAACAAACATTGCAGCTTCTGCGGGAACTGCGCGTTGGCTATTGCGCCTTGTACGTCAGTCATTAGGCTTTACAAAGCTAACCTGGATGCCTTGTAGCGGCTCGCCATCAGCGCCGGTCAGTTCCTGCTTAACCGTTTCCGACCACCGCATTTGAGCTTTTGTCCACCATATCAGGCTGGTTGTATCGCCAGCCAGTGCCTTAGAAAACAGCGTTTTGGCTATTTGCCCGTTTGCTTTGGCTTTGCCGGTGTCTAGTTCGTGCCGGTAGTGCTTGCGTAACGTCTTATCGTCTATCCCCACCAATATGCCTATTTGCTCATGGGGCAAGCCTAACCCGCTAGTGCTTTCAACTAAGCGGCGTGATTCATCTGTAGGCAAATGTTCGTGATTCATTTTATTGAGGGGAATTTGGTTAAATTTAAGCAATTTTAATCATATATTACCAGTATGCATTAAAAGCCTTGAGTGGATAAAATATCAAGCTATTGCGATATCCACCTTCCATGGTTGGCAAGATAGGTGTTACGCCATGCACATTTCGCCAAGCTGGATACACCAGCATCGAATTATCGCAGGAGTCCATCGTCACTCCGTAATCCGGCACATTTAGATTGCCACCTTTAGCGTTGTTTCTTTTGGTAATGATGACATTGGCGCAACCCTCCAAATTACCTGCGTCTCGGTGATAACTCGCTGCGATGTTAAAATTACTAATGCTACTTGTAAATAATCTACCGAATCTCCATTTAGGTGGAACTTTTTCGGTAATGATGCTAAGTTGTTTTTTATATAGTTCTGGGGCAATTTCTTTAATTACATTTTCTGCTTCTGTACATGCCATTAACATTGCTTTTACGAATGTTCGAGCATTTTTATCTTGATGTACCATCGCCATTCGCGGGTAAGGCAGTCTCATATGAGGTTTGGGTGCGCAACTTCCAAGAATCGTACTGTATTGGCTTACCCTTTTAATTCCCTGTTCTTCCTGCTTTTTTTTGTAATAGTTGCTACCAACAGGCCCACGGTTCATTGTTTCTTTAGGCACTCTATCGGTAAGGAACTCCGCATTAGCGACGTTAATGAGTTTTTCTAGTTTTTCAGGCACTTTCTTTAGAAAAAATCCAACTATTTCCCCATTTACAGTAAAAATAGTGCTTTCAGTGATGTTGGGAGGAATGTTTCCACATACATCACCGACTTTTACATCGTTAGGAATGTTAATTAGTTCTATTGTTTTCATTTTTTAACAACGCAATGACTGCCTGCTGGCTGACCGCTTTTACTCCTAATTTCAATGTTGTTAGGGAACAACTGTTTTAAAAGCGCAACATCTTTAATTTTTTGGCTGGCTCTTTGCTCTATTGTACCTATGCCTTTTTCAGAATATCTGGCGTATTCCATAAAAAAATGATTGTTGACAAGGTTCCCACCATATTTATTTAAATGATATGCGGTAGCATAATAATCTGTTGCTGTGCATATATCTGAGTGAAATTTAAAATTGGTTTTTTTTATAGCGTATGTTCTGCCATCTACCAATCCAAATTTGCCATACTTGCTTTTGGCATAAAGAGCATTGCCTGTAGAATTTAATCCTACCAACTTCACTCCTGCTTTGTCCGCTAGTTCTATGGTTTTCTTTAATTCATTTAAAACATAATCTATGCTGGCTGAGACGAATTGCCCTTTTTCGTATTTTTTAGAACGAATATAGTCATCACTCATAAAAATAGCCCATTCGCCATCTTTTAAAGAATTAAGTGCATAATTAAAATTGTTTTGTATGCCTTTTGGCTCTTTAGTCTCTATGAGAATGCCGTATTTAGAAATACAACTAAACTTATCCGCATTGTTATGACATAACACAATATGTTTCTCTTGATGCTCACCAAGCTCTAAAGAAGTTGTTGCCTCTTTAAATCTGTCGTAATACATTAAAAAAATTTTCACAGCTTGTTTTTTTCATTACGCAAATAGTTCATCAGCATCATGCCAATATAGGCTTTTTGCTCACGCCAAAATTTAACCAGTTCTTGCGCTTCCTCAAAATGCTCTGGCTCGAACTCAATTTGAATTGCTTTCCGAACACCGTTTGCCATTTCATCAAGTTGTTCTTCAATATCCTCGCCATCTAACACAGAATAATCCACCGCAGTGAAATTAAATTCTGACGGGTCAAAACCCATTAATTCTAAATTAAAACCGAGTTTTTCAATCTCGCCAAGCTCCAGCTTTAACATTTCATTGTCCCAACCAGAATTTAAAGCCAGTTTATTGTCGGCAATAATATATGCCTTGCGTTGGGTGTCGGTCAGGTCTGCCAGTTCAATGGTTGGCACTTCCTTAAACCCTAGCTTACGGGCGGCAAGCAAGCGCCCATGCCCTGCAATGATGCCGTTTGATCCATCTACCAGGATTGGGTTAGTCCAGCCAAATTCCTTAATGCTCGCCGCAATCTGTGCCACTTGTTCGTCAGAGTGGGTGCGGCTATTGTTTACATAGGGAATTAGTTCTGTAACTTTCTTTTGGGTAATTTTCATTTTTTGGCGGTCTTAGCCGATTGCTTAAATGCTGCCGCTGTGGGTGCGCCTTTAGCGCCAGGGCTACGCATACGTTCTACGGGTTTACCCTCAGCCTTCTCTTTGGCTATCCGTTCTTGCTTTTTGTGGATATTGGCATACAAGCCAGGTTTAGAAGCCATTAACAGTTCCAATTCTTTAATGATGCCTTGGCCCGTTCTGCTGGCCCTTTGGCGTTTTTAACCACACCTTCCATTCGGGCGCAAAAACTAGCCTTTCGTCCCGCATCCGCTTTTGTCTTAGGGTTTGGTGCTGGCGGCTTTAAATTGCTGCCGTTCTTTGCGTTGTACTCTGCGCGGCCTTTAGCATTCATTCCCGCCCCCTTGTCTGTAGGGTTGTAGGTTTTACCCTTCCCCGTGGTTTTATGGGCTATTGGCTTATCGTGCTTCATCTTCCACCACCGCACAAATGTCGGCCTCTTGGATTACCTGGTAGTCCTGCCCGTCAATCTTGTGGGTAGGCCATTTCAGATAGTCCCCGTTGCCGTATTTAATAAAATCCCCAACTTTTACCTCGTAAACATCAGGGCCACAAGCAACAATTGTTCCCTCGTTGAAAGGCTCTTTGTTGTTCACGATTATGATATCAGATAAATTTCTAACCTGGGGTTTGACCACAACCCTGTTTTGTAGGGGCGATAAGTTCATTCTACGTCCCCTTTCACGGTTAGCGGAACAAGCACCCGTGGCGGCCTGCCGCGCTTTTTATGCTCTGTAACCGTAATTGTGTCGTTTGTAACTACGGTGGTCAAGATTACCGGCGACCTGTGTTCCCCGCACCATTCCGTTTTATGCCGGTTTTGGTATAGAGGGAAACGCCTGCACTGGCCCATCATGTGATGGTCAATAAAGTACAGGCAATTGCTACAATGCGAATCAGCCATGCCAAATTCTCCTTGGTTTGGTTAGGGAGGGTCAGGGCTGTTTCCCTGATTCCTCCCGCCTATTATTGGTACGAACTACGGTTGTGAGTGTAGCAAACGGCCTCTTTAGAGCCGCCTTTTAACTCTTTATTCATGTGGGCGTCTTGCTTGCCCATGCCTACGCCGCCTACGACTTTGCCACGGCGTTCGCCGGATTCGTCGCTTGCCAACACGCCTTTAGGCATTTTTTCTCCAGAAGCGCCAGACTTATAAACTTCTTTGTCCATTTTTCCCATGATAGTTCCTTGCAAGGTTTACGGGTGACATTACAATGTCCAAGTCATTATAGGAGATTTTTTCCATGGCTACAAACTTTACCCTTAAACGTGAAAAAGCTGTTCACACAACCCCCGCTGTCTATGAAATGGAACGCGAACACAAGTCCGAACAACGCAAAATAATGGCTTTGGCAAAAGAATTGCACAAGCATGAGCAAACCGATATGGCCCATGCCCATCCTAAATCTCAAAAGACTGCTCCCCTTCCGTCAATGCGGAAATAGGCAATTTGTCGGGCCACTTTCGGGTGGTCAAAAGGATTAAAACAGTCTTGCGGTGGGCTTTTAGCCACAATTCCTGCCGTTGTTCCTTATCCATGTCCGCGCCCTGGTCTAAGGCTGCGTGGCAAGTAAAGCACAAGCTGGCGACCAAGTTATCGTCCGCTTTTATGGCTTTCCCCTTGCCGCCGCCCCAATTTATATGCGCGGCGCAGACCGTCCCATCCTCTATCCCGCAATGTTGGCAGGCAATTGTCCGGCAGGCTTCAAGCAAAGCCTTAGACCGGACGTATTTATGTTTCGGGTAAAGCACGGAATTTAACCCCTTGTTGTGTCCCGAAGGCTGTGGATAACTCTATCATTTCGGTCATTTCGGCTACGGTCATATTGCTTGTTCTAGCACCCAAGACCACAAACCCGCCTTCGATGCCAGGCACAACTTTTTGTTGTTTTAAGGCGGCGGTAAGCACATCCTTCCACTCTTCCTTGTGCAATTTGTTGCCGTACCAATCCACTTGTTCGGAAATGTCGGTTAAGTTTGCCCACATTAAGCGGTTTTGCTCAAGGCTTCGCATCTATTATCTTCAAAGCGTTTAAAGCTGCTTCCGGCCCGTCAACCCGTGCCAGCGTACCACCAACCCAATTTGCAAAAAAAGCGTGCTGTAGGGCCGTTAAAGGCTTTTTAGGGCCGGTTTTAACTTCCATCAACATAGTGCGCCCTTTGTATCCCACAAGTAAGTCTACCGGCAAGCCAATTATCCAAACGTAAGCGCCAGCCGCCCGTAACGCTTCAATTACTTGGTCTTGGTTAGCGTCCACCCTTGCCGCCCGTCTCATGCTGACATCCTCAACGCATCTCGCGCCATTTGAACCACGGCAGGCGACTTTTTCACTCCACCGGCATAGTCACCCAATATTTTCCGCGCCCAATCCTTTGGGTCAACTTTTGGCTTATCCATTCGCAAAGATGCCAATTTTTCCAATTCTTTTCGCACTCGTACCGGGTCGGCAGGCGGCGCGTCCAATTGCGGTTTTTCAATGGCTGGGGCTTGATAGCAAAGATTTTTAAACTGCACCAAGTTCGGCGGGCGTTCCGGCAAATGGTTAAGTGCCCATGAAATTGCCATCATGGATTCCTTGCTTTGCATAAAACCTGACAACTCATGCAGCCAAAACGACTTGATTTCGTTTAGCGGGGCCATTCCGATGGAATTGTCCCAAGCAATCCCGTAGGTCATAGACAAACGCTCAAACAAGCGGTCAATTGGTTGTGTCATCTTCTAACTCCAAAAATGGTTTCATTTCTTCGCCTTGTGTCCGTCCGGTCATCGCTTCCCATCTTGCACGTTTGAAATCGTAGTCCTTCTCAGCAAAGGATTTCTGCTCTCCTTTGTCTTTCAGCCAATCGGCCTTAAAGCCTGTCCAGCCCCTTGCACAGCACGTTTCCAAGGCTGACTGTAGGCTTACCCCTGCTTTGCGTGCTTCGCGCTCTATTCCGTCAATGGCGGTCTGGGTGACTGCTGCTCGTTTGGCTTTACGCAAACTTATCCAATCTTGCCAAACAGAATCCGTCACGCCGCTAGGCGGGGCGACTGTATTCTTCTTTGTAGTTGTAGATATAGATGAAGGTGAAGGTGAAGGTGAAGAGCTATCTGTCAAGCATTGCTCAAGCATTGCTCCAACTATGCTCGGACTATCCTTTTTACCCCATCTAGCCTGTGCGCCAGCCTTGCCACGCTCTATGTTGGCTTTTTTGTTGTGGTTGGCCTTTTCCATTTCAGACTCAACCCTGTTTTGAATCCACTGCTTTTCTGATACTTCAAAGAATGGCTCAAGCATAGTCCGAGCATTACTCCAAGCATCTGGCGATAACTTGGTGATCTGCGCTAAAACTGCATCATTGTTTGGGGGAGCGCCGTTTTTCCAGTAGTCCATCAGCAGCAGTAGGTAAGCCCCATGCTGCTCTGTAGTCAATCGGGAAGTAGCGGAAAGATAGTCTGCCACGTATAGCGGCATCCAAATATCGACTTTATTAGCCATTTCAACCTCACATCGTCGGTTCGCATCACTGAAAAGAAGCATCGGCAGGACGGTGATGAATCGTCTTTTCCCCCGCTAAAGGTAGCCGTGCCCTAACTTTACCCCAATTTTTCCGCTTCGGCAATTTGTTTTACAAACTTGTAGCGCAGCACTTGCTTCCAGCCCTTGGGCACACCACGCTGCCGCCAGTTGCTAACCACGTTCTGTTTTACGTCCAGGATGTAGGCCAGGCGACCCGTGCCGCCTGCTGCCTTGATTGCGATTTCTAAGATGTCCATCCCATAGAATTATACACGATTGTGTAGTCATTGCTCATTGTAAAAAACTATCAAAAACGCAAAACCCATAAATTTATATTTTTAAAAGACTTATAAAATTACACAAATGTGATTTATAATTTAGCCATGCCCTGAATCCCTTGGGGTCTTTTAAGAAAGAAAGAAGATGAAAGAGAAAAAAATTACCAGACAAGAACTTGCGTCGGGTATGCTGATTGCATTAACCAGCCATACAGATGCAACGGTTTACATCCTTGGTAATCAACATGAAGATACGGGTTTTGTGTGGCAGCTTATGCGCCATGAGCGCGGGATGATTACAAGCTGCGGATGGGCTGATTACTCTAGTTTTTTGCATCCTACCAAAGAGCAATTGAACAGCATTTACAACGCTCCCATGATTGCTCGCTATCAAGCAACATTGACTGAAACCATCTAACCAACCACGGGGGCTTTGTCCCCCATTTTTTCCCTAACGGGTCTTTTAAAAGGAAATCAAAATGGCACATTTAATTGAAACTACAAACGGCAAAGCAGAAATTGCTTATGCAGGACAGACACCTTGGCATGGGCTTGGTCAGCAGCTTACAGCAGATGCATCTATCGATGTATGGCGCAAAGAGGCGGGGCTGGATTGGGAGGCAAAATTAGCACCTATCATGTTTACCTGTGACGGGCAAAACTACAATGAAATGCCTAATCAAAACGTTATCTATCGCAGTGACACAAATACAGCTTTAGGTGTAGTGACAGACCGATACAAAGTGCATCAACCTGCTGAAGTGTTGGACTTCTTTAATACACTTGTACAAAGTGCTGGATTCACATTAGAAGTTGCTGGTGCAATCAAAGGAGGCAAGCGAATTTGGGCATTGGCAAATGTCAATCGGGAAGCAGTTGTTCTACAAGATGATGCTGTGCGAGGGTACTTGCTACTCAGCACTTCATTTGATGGGTCGGCGGCAACTGTAGGACAGTTCACAAGCATTCGAGTTGTATGCAATAACACACTATCAGCAGCAGACCGTGAAAATGCATTAAGCAGGGTAAACCTTACCCATGGTGCAAAGTTTGATGCAAGCATCATGCGCGACAAACTTGGTTTGATTGTTGGCGGGTTTGATGGGATTATGGACAACTATCGTCGCCTAGCCCGTCAAGGTGTAAGCAGCGAATACGCCAAGCAATTCACTAATGAGCTTTACCCTGCTGCATACAACCAGCAGACCAATACATTTAAAGAATCACGGGGCTTTAAACGTGTAATGGAATTGTTTGATGGTGCTGGAATGGGCGCTAACAATTCTGGCGTGTATGGCACTAAATGGGGATTGCTCAATGCTGTAACGCAATACATTGACCATGAGCGTGGACACAACGTAGATACGCGAATGAACAATGCTTGGTTCGGCAATGGTGACCGCATGAAAACCCAAGCCGAGTCACTCTTACTTGCTTAAACAAAACGGGGGCTTAGCCCCCATTTAAAAAAGCTATCGGCAACACAAACATGATAAATTTATTTATTAAAAAAAGATTGCACAGCTACACAAATGTGATTTATAATTCAACCATGCCCTGAACTTCTTGGGGTCTTTTTAGGAAACAAAATGAGCAAAAGTGAAATTTATAAAGTTCGCAGCCAAACTCATGGAGCATTGGCAAATGCAGACAAAAACAAAACTCCGTACAGCCCGCTGATTCGTATGGAGTGGAAAAAGTACGGTTACATACCAGTTTCAGCAAGGCACTTAATTTAAACCACAACGGGGCTTTGGCCCCATTAATCCCTAACGGGTCTTTTAAGGAGTAAACATGAGAGACATACACATTTTGTTAGCTGAATTCCGCGAAGCACTATTGCGCGGCTTTATCCCCCCCCTTGAAATTGCAAAGTTATTAAACGACATGAACTGGTCATTGACTAAAAACTTCCCTGACATTCACAACGGCCTGTCCGACAACCTGGACGATGTGAGCGACAACCTTTGGACATCAATTCAACAATTTGGAGAGCATGATGAATAAAAAATTAGCAGACATTTCGCTTGCCGTGTTTATCGGCATATCTTTGGCTTGGGTTTTAGTTTACGGATGGTCACTATGAAAAACATTGCATCAGCATTAGTCAAGGCCCAGCGCGGCTTTGCACCGGCGTTAAAAACGTCTACAAACCCGCATTTCCGCAGCAAATACGTTGACCTTGCCGGTTGCGTGGAGGCGGTTGTAGATAGCTTAAACGCCGCAGGGATAGCCCTTATACAGCGCACTAGCCAGGACGATACAGGCGTGACCGTGGAAACGGTCTTTGTCCACGAATCAGGCGAGATGCTGGAGTGCGGCAAGCTGCACGTTCCCGCTAGTAAACAAGACCCGCAGGGTTACGGCTCTGCGCTAACTTACGCTAGACGCTATTCTTTGATGGCGGCTTGTGGCATAGCGCCGGAGGATGATGACGGTAATGCAGCATCACGCAAACGTGAAATTGTTGAAAAGTCAGAACCAAACGTAAAGTTTATTGAAGAACAATTAAAGGTCATGGCTAATTGTGCAACCGTAGACGAATTGAAACTTGCTTACAACGGCGCTTACGCTTGCTGTGATGGTGACCAGGCGTGGCAAGCCAAAGTTATTACCGCTAAAAACAAACGCTACAAGGAGATTACAAATGCTTGATTTACCTAACGCATGGCCTGGCCTTATGGAACAAGGGACAGACGCATGGTTTACCGCCCGCATAGGCAAGGTAACCGCCAGCAGGGTTGCCGACCTAATGGCTAAGACCAAGACCGGCTATTCGGCATCACGCGACAACTACATGGCGCAATTGGTCTGTGAAAACCTGACCAAAACAAAAGCGGAAGGATTTACCAACGCCGCTATGGAATGGGGTACTGAGCAAGAACCATTCGCTAGAGCAGCGTATGAAGCCAAAACCGGCGTGATGGTTGAGGAAGTGGGGTTTGTGCCCCACCCGCTAATTGAGTGGGCTGGAGCCTCGCCTGATGGCCTTGTCGGGCCTGATGGCCTAGTGGAAATCAAATGCCCAAACACGGCGACCATGATTGACACGTTATTAACCGGCAAAGTGCCTGGCAAGTACAACATACAAATGCAATTCCAAATGGCTTGCACGGGCCGCCATTGGTGCGACTATGTTGTGTTTGACCCCAGGATGCCAGCTAAAGCGCAACTATTTGTTAAACGGGTTTCCCGTGATGATGCTTTTATTCAAGAAATGGAATCGGAAATTGTCAATTTTTTATCCGAAGTAAACGTTCAAATTCAACAACTTAACTCAATCATTGAAGGTAATTAATCATGTCCAAAATCAAAAAAGAAATTTCTGTAATTAGCGGCAAATACACAAATGCCCAAGGAGTAGCCAAAAACCGTTACGCCCGCATTGGGTCAATCATTGAAACCAAGTCCGGCGATATGCTAAAAATTGACAACGTGCCATTAGTCGCTGGCGGCTGGGACGGATGGGCTTACATCAATGAGCCACGACCAAAGGATGATGGATTTCCTAAAGATGATGATTCCGTACCCTTTTAAGGAAAAATCATGGAACATTATCGCGCTAGAAACCTTGACCCGATAACGAGCTGGCAAGCGGCTGACCAAGCAAAAGACCTTGCCAAAGCCCATGCCGCTTTAATACTTAAAACTTTGCAGGAGCAAGGCCCGTTAGGTAAAGACGGGATTGCTTTCTTTGCGGTGCTTGATGGCAATCAGGTAGCCAGGCGCTTGCCCGAAATGGAGCGTGAAGGTTTAGTTGGGTTGACAGGTAAGACCGTAAAGTCCATGGCTAAACGTGCGGAAAGGGAGTGGTATGCGATTTCTTAAATTTTTAAAGGATTATTACCGAGAGTTAACGCCAGCCGAAGTAATCCAACGTGAGCTTGCGTGCGCCCATTTAGACCGCCTTGAGGCAGAGGCCGCAGTCGAGTACGCTGCGGCAGTGCTCGACATGAATATGAACCGCATTGAGCGTTTGAATACACGTTTAGGAGAGTACAAATGAAAGACAACGTAGAGATAGCAAAAGAGTACACCGACTGGATGGTCAAGACAGGCGGCTTTGCGCGGGATATGACCATGCGGGATTATTACGCAGGGTTAGCTATGCAAGCACAATTATCTATGCCGGAAATTAGTTTAGTTATAAGCCAAGGGGATATAACAGTAAAAAAAGTTTGCGGAAGTTGTTATGAATGGGCGGACATAATGCTCAAGGAGAGAACAAAATGACTAACTGTTGCGATGCAAATGGCAACTGCACCCAAGGCAAAGACTGCGCTATAAGAAAGCAGCACAGGGAAGCCACTAATCAGGCTTACATTAACCACGGCAGGACTACTAACACTGACCCATATTCCGACACTATTGGCACTGTCAAGGCGCTTATGTCTGTGCTGGTTGTGTGCGTTGCTGTGACGCTGATGGCTTACTTTATTTGGGGGAAGTGATGGCAGGCTACGAATCAAAGAAAGCAGCAGCGCGGGACAAGCTGGACGATGACGATATTCAAGTCTACAAGCGCCCGTGGGTAGACCTGACGGACAGTCAGATTGAAAAGATTTACTACGACCTTGCAAAAATCCATCGTGGTGCGCCTATGCCGTGGGGTCAAATTCAATTTGGCAAGGTATTGCAAGCCGCTATTAAGGAGAAGAACACATGACACCGGAACAAGAAAAGATTTACGAAGATGGATTCATTGCAGGAATGCAAAAACAAATGCAGTCCAGCGTAGACAAAGCGGTCAATAGGATGGCGCAGCGCACATGGGTAGGGCTAACCGACGATGATATAAAAGAAATCGTCGGGCCGTATGGGGACATGCCCATCAAGGGCTACACACGCAAACTGTTTGACCAAATTGAAGCCAAGCTGAAGGAGATGAACACATGACATGGGTATTTTTAACTGATTCAGAGCGAGACAAAATCTCCCACAAGGCAGGCCCGTACATTGTGAATAGCTACGAACCGCATGAAGCCGCAGTGCGGCAACGTAACCCCCGCGACAACTGGAAAGGGCTTACAGAAGAACAGCGCAGCGCAATTGCAATTGAAATACCAAAGCCGTTCTTTGTGAAAGAGGTGTTTGCTGCTATCGAAGCCAAACTCAAGGAGAAAAACGCATGACTATCGCATGGTACGACCCCACTAACCACCACGTTAGTACGGACAAGAACGACCCCCTGTTTACACCGCTTGGTCAGTTGTGGCCTTTGGATGTAAAGCGTGAGTGGGTAGACCTGACTTTTGACGAGAAACAGCATGCGCTTTATATTAGTGATTGGAAGACTTCTTATATGGAAGCGGTCATTGAATACATTGAAGCCAAACTCAAGAAGCGCAATGCATAAATCCAACCACCACGCTATACGGATGGCGCTACAAAAATATCCCGATGGGCTGACTGTAGCTGAAATAGTTGAGCGCACCGAAAAAGAACGACAGGCAATAAACCGTGCGTTGCTTGACATGTCCGATGCCTACATCGACAGATGGATTTCCAACAGAGAACATAGAAAGCAATGGGCTGCGGTGTGGTGCGTAATAGTGCCTCCACAGAACTGCCCCAAACCCACGGAGAAGCCGTAGTTATGGCGACTGTTAAAAGATCGCGGTACGGGCGCGTGGAGAGTGGCAGGTACACACCTTATGGAGCTATGGCAGGAGTGAGTCTTGAGCTAAGAACCGCGTATTATTACTATGGGTGGGTACATGATGCGGACATACCAGAGCTACCGCAAACCAAATGGAACCCTGATACACCTGTTACGCCGGACGAGGTGTTGGCAGAACAGCAAACCGTAGTTGAAATCAGAACCTTACTAGATGGTTTAACACCACGGCAAGCAAAGGTACTTCGGTTACGGTTTGGTTTTAATTGCCATGAATTTACCTTAGAAGAAGTAGGTAACATATTTGATCTCAGTCGTGAACGCATTCGGCAGATTGAGAAAGCGGCCCTGCGTAAACTTCGTGTAGTAGTACCACCTGAGAACTGCCCCAAACCAAAGGACACACATGACCGAGCACGAACAAAACCTACGTGACCTAGCAGCGATGTTTGCTATGGCAGCGCTGCTAACGCGTAATAGCCCAAAGGAAGCGATTGTTTCCCTTGCGTTTGAAATGGCCGACATGTTTATGGAAGCACGTACCAGTACCCCCGAAGATGGCATAGCCGCAATCAAACCCAAACGAAGGAAAACAAATGAGTAACAATAAAGACATCCCCAACTTCGCAGCTTGGTCAAACAAAAACCTAGCTGACTTCTGCACTGAGGCGTACATGCGTATGCAAGAGATGCAGGAGGAGAACGAACACTTGAAGCTGGACGCCAAGGCCGCGCTGGAAGCGGCGCGTAGGGCAATGGTGGAGGGGAGCAAGTGACGCCAGAGGGTCTTGTAAAAAAGACAATCAAGGCGGTGCTGTCGCACCACAAGGTCTACTACACCATGCCCCTTGGGGCAGGTTTTGGAGTGGCCGGTGTGCCTGACTTCTTGTGCTGCGTCGATGGTGTGTTCCTAGCGGTGGAAGCCAAGGCAGGCAAGGGTAAGACCACAGCGCTGCAAGACCGGCAGCTTGCTGCAATACAAGCGGCGGGGGGCCACGCCTTGGTTATCCGCGAGACAAACATAAACGAACTAGAGGAGAAACTGATATGGATAACACAGAATTTAACCGCATTGCGCAGGTAGTAGAGGAGTGCATTGAGGGCATGTCCGCTACGCGGGTAACCGCCATGCTGCAAATGTTTGAGCGCGTGGCCTTGGCGTTTGCTAAGCAAAACGGCGGCATGCTTACGCTGGAAGTGGTGGAGGATGGCGTGATGCTCTCTGCCATTGACCTTGACGAAGCCGAAGTTATGGAGATGGTCAGCATGCTAGCCATCAAGATGCACGGGGAGCTTATGGCAGGCGCACCCGCCAAGGAGATGTTCAATTGACTGCCCCGTATGACCGCATACTGACCATTGACTTTGAAACGTATTGGGACAGTAAAAGCTACACGCTATCAAAGATGACAACCGAGGAGTACATACGTGATAAAAAGTTCATACCTTTCGGCGCTTGTGTCCATGAGTTCGGAAGCGACAGCGACACTCAATGGATTCGAGGAGACGACTTACCTGAGTTCCTATCTGGAATCAATTGGGGACGAACCGCCGTGCTTGCACATAACGCCCAATTCGATATTGCCATCCTCTCTTGGCGGTATAACGTCCGACCCACTTTTATCTTCGACACACTATCAATGGCGCGAGCTTTACGAGGCGTGGAGGTTGGCAACAGTCTTGCCAGACTCGCACTGGAATTTTCTCTCCCCCCAAAAGGTACTGCTGTTCACTCCACTGATGGATTATTGGAGCTTACCCCCGCCGGGGAGAGTGAACTTGCTAGTTATTGCGCCCATGACGTACACCTGTGTGAAGAAATATTCAAGCGTCTCGTTGTTGGATACCCTACTTCGGAACTACGCCTCATCGACATGACGCTCAAAATGTACACCGAGCCGGTGTTGCAGCTTGACCAACTCATGCTGGTCAATGCGTTGGAGGAGGAGAAAGAAAAGCGCGAAGAGCTACTGACAAGGCTGGGTGTGACTGACGCTGCGCTTGCAAGCAACGGGCAATTTGCTGAGCTGCTGCGCACCCTCAATGTGGAGCCGCCGACCAAGAAGAAAAAGCCCACGGCAAAAACCCCTCACCCCAAGGGTGTCAACTTTGCCTTCGCCAAGACGGATGCGATGTTCCAAGCCATGCTCAACGGGGACAACGAGGATGTGGCCTCACTGTGCGAGGCTAGGCTCAAGGTCAAGTCCACCACCGAGCGCACACGGGCGCAGCGATTCTTGGAGATTTCCCAACGCGGCCCACTACCTGTACCCCTGTCGTACTACGGCGCTCTATCGGGGCGCTGGACAGCCAGCAAGGGCAGCGCCATCAACATGCAGAACCTAAAGCGCAAGTCGTTCCTGCGCAATGCCATCATGGCCCCCAAGGGGTATCAGTTGGTAGTGGGTGACTTGTCGCAGATCGAGCCGCGTGTGCTGGCGTGGTACTCAGACTACGAAGAGATGCTGGACATCTTTAGATCAGGCGCTGACCCGTATGCTGCCTTTGGAGCGCAGATGTTTAACATCCCCGGCATGGACAAGGAGAGCCACCCCGACTTGCGTCAGAGCGCCAAGAGCGCGTTGCTGGGTGCGGGGTATGGGCTAGGCTGGGCATCGTTTGCGCAGCAGCTTCTGACAGGGTTCCTTGGCGCACCGCCCGTGCGCTACAACAAGGACTTTGCCCGCAAGCTGGGGGTGGATTCGGTGTACGTGCAGAAGTTTGTGGACTGGGAGGACAACCTCAAGAAGATGGCAGAGATTCCCCACACCTGCACAACCAAAGAACTACTTATCCACTGCGTTGCTGCCAAGAAGATCATCGACATCTATCGCAGCACGGCGCACCCCGTGGTATCCTTTTGGGACATGTGCAGCGGCCTGATTGACTCGGCACTTGCGCAGGGGCGGGAGTTCAGGTATAAATGCATTGTGTTCAGGAAGGGCGAGATCGAGTTGCCCAACGGCATGAAGCTCCTGTACCCTGACCTGCGCCAAGTCAAAGACGATAAGGGCAGAAACCAGTGGGTGTACGGGCAGGATGCCACCAAGCTGTATGCTGGTAAAATAACGAACAACGTAGTGCAGGCAACTGCACGGATTGTGATGACCGATGGGATGCTCCGCGTAGCAAAAAGCTATCCCATCAAAGGTACAGTGCATGACGAGCTTATTGCCGTTGTGCCCGATACCGAAGTTGAAAACGCTAAGACTTGGGTCTTGGCGCAAATGACTATGGAGCCACGGTATATGCCGGGGATTCCGTTAAGCGCTGACGGTGGTGCGCACCGTAGATATGGACTAGCAAAAGGATAGGAGAAACAAATGACAGAATTAAACACACATGCAGGCTTAGCAATAGGCCATGCAAGAGCAAACGATGCAGCTATGCACGCAGGAGATAGTTGGGTCTCAACAGCTATTGAGGCCTTCAGATCGTACGCAACCATCAACCGATGGTTTACAACAGAACAAGTGCGGCAAGCATTTCCAAATTTGCCTGAACCGCCGGACAGACGTGCGTGGGGTGCAGTGCCCCGCATTGCGCAAAAAGAAGGCATTGTTGTACCGCACGGATGGGTGCGCGCTAACAGCCCAACAGTGCATGGCATGGTGGTGACTCGCTGGGAGTCAAAAATATACAAAGGAGAAACAACGCAATGACAGCAAAAGAAAGAACCCCAATCCCACGGCGTATGCGTGTGGGCAAGCGGATGTACTCGGTAGAGGTGGTCGAGGCTTTGATCGACAAGAACTGTATGGGCCGGGTCAACTACCAGAACCGCAACATACAGATTGCAACGCATCATTCCCCCGGACGTAGGATTGCAGGCGCTGACATCCGCGATTCGTTTTGGCACGAGACTATTCATGCCATCTTGCACGACATGGGCAGGGACAACCTGAACCGTGACGAAGCGTTTGTACGTGGGTTTGCATCCCGGCTTTCCCATGCAATTGACACAGCGAGGTTCTAAATGAAAGTAGTGTCGTGGAGTCATAGTGCTCTGAAGGATTACGAGGGATGTCCCAAGCGGTATCAAGAGATCAAGGTCTTAAAGAACTACCCGTTCACTGAGACTGAGGCCACAAGGTACGGCAACCAAGTCCACGAAGCCATTGAGCTATACATCCGCGACAACACGCCCGTGCCTGATGCCTATGCGCAGTTTGTTCCCGTGGTCGATGAGTTACTCAAAAAGCCCGGACGCAAGCTAGCGGAGCAGCAGATGGCGCTGACCAAGGAACTCAAACCCTGCGATTGGAAAGCAAAAGATGTGTGGGTACGCGGCATTGCGGACTTACTTATCATTGACGATGACAACATGACCGCATGGGTTGTGGATTGGAAGACGGGCTCGGATAGATACCCTGACCGCGACCAACTAAAACTCATGTCGATCATGGTGTTCGCACACTATCCGCATATCCGCAAGGTCAACTCAGCGCTGTTGTTTATCGTCAAAGGCAGCATGACCAAACACAGCATGACTTTTGACCAAGCCGAGTCGCACTGGTGGGACTATCGTGAGCGTGCTGCGCGCATCGAGCAAGCCCATGAGACAGGCGTGTGGAACGCCAAGCCTTCGCCGTTATGTCCGTGGTGTCCGGCCACCACTTGTGTACATCACCCCAAGCACTAAAAGGATTGAATATGTCTTTACATAGTCCCAACGACTTTACGATGTATCCCTGCAAATGCCATATTTGCTACAAAGATATTGACGAACAGCATTACGCCATTGAACACTCGGGTCACGGGCAAATGATGCAAGAAAAACTTTTGGAAAGCTACGTTACAGTTTGGATGCACCCCGAATGCGCGACTATTATGATGCTGCGCTTGGCACACGATGTCATGAGAATAAGAAACACGCCAAATCAACCACGGCGCGTTGTTGACTTATTGCAAGATACAGTCAAACGCAATAAACTTTAAGAAGGAAACATCATGGCAACAAAACGTGACTACAAAAAAGAATACAAGCAAGACATCAAGACCGGCAAGTCCGGCCCTGATTCTGACCAGCATGAACGACAACGAGCGCGGCGTGCATACGATGCCAAAGGCGTTGACCGCGCTGGCAAAGACATTGACCACATCAAGCCCCTGCGCAAGGGTGGTAAGTCAACACCGGGCAACCTGAGACTACGAAGTAAGAGTGCCAACCAAGGCGACAACAAATAACTACATGAGAAGCAAATGCAAATCGTTGAAGACAAAGCAATACTCCTAAAGACACGAAACCCAGACAAATACGCCATCATCCCCAAGCACAAAGTCGTTAGCGAAAGCAACGGCACGTACGAGGTGTTGGTGTACTGGGGGCTGGAGGAGGTCAAGGTACTACGCAACTTGGGTGTGAAGGATGCGCCCTCACCAATCGTCAGGCGCTATGGTTGGCCCGGACGATACAAGCCAATGGATCACCAGCGGGTCACCTCTGAGTTCCTGACGCTAAACCGCAAAGCCTTCGTGTTCTCTGAGCCGGGTACGGGCAAGACACTATCGGCGCTGTGGGCTGCGGACTACCTGATGGGTATCGGCAAGGTACGCCGCGTACTTATCCTGTGCCCCCTGTCGATCATGCAGTCAGCTTGGCTGGGAGACTTGAGCAACAGCATCATCCACCGATCTGCCGTTGTAGCGCACCATGCGCAGTCTAGCCGCCGTATCGAGATGGTGCAGCAGAACTATGAGTTTGTCATCACCAACTACGATGGGCTGAACCTGATCGCTGACGAGGTGCGCAAGGACGGGCGCTTTGACTTGGTGATTGTGGATGAGGCCAACGCATACAAGACGCAGACCACGCGGCGCTGGAAGGCGCTGGCCGCCGTCCTGACCCCGGACACCTACTTGTGGATGATGACGGGCACACCGGCCTCACAGTCCCCAGCGGATGCGTACGGGCTGGCTAAGCTGGTCAACCCCAACAACGTGCCTAAGTTTTACACTGCATGGCGCGACATGGTGATGAACAAAGTGACCATGTTCAAGTGGGCCGCTAAGCCCAACGCCGCTGACACCGTACACGTTGCGCTCCAGCCAGCCATCCGGTTCACCAAAGCACAGTGCTTGGACTTGCCTGATGTGCTGACCACCACCCGCCTAGTACCCCTGACCTCGCAGCAAGCCAAGTACTACAACTTGCTCAAAGAGCGCATGACCGCCATTGCCGCAGGGGAGACGATCACGGCGGTCAACGCCGCTGCCAACCTCAGCAAGCTGTTGCAAATATCGTGTGGTGCGGTGTACACCGATGACAAAGACGTTGTGCAGTTCGATGCTGCCCCGCGTCTGTCGGTGCTTGAAGAGATACTGGACGAGACAGATAGGAAGGTCATCATCTTTGCGTTGTTTCGCTCCAGCATCGACACCATCCACCAGCACCTGCTCAAGAAGGGCGTAGCGGTGGAGTGCATCCACGGCGGGGTCACGCCCAACAAACGCGCTGACATCATCCGCCGGTTTCAAAACGAGAAAGACCCACGGGTCTTGGTGCTGCAACCGCAAGCATCGGCCCACGGGATAACCCTAACAGCCGCTGACACTGTGGTGTTCTTTGGCCCCTTGATGAGCGTGGAGCAGTACATCCAGTGCATTGCCCGTGCTGACCGCAAGGGGCAGAACTCCGATAAGGTCACAGTTATCCACATAGAAGGTAGCCCGGTGGAGAAGAAGATGTTCACAGCTTTGGCCTCCAAGGTTGTGGATAACTCGCTGCTCACCCGTATGTTTGAAAGTGAAATAAATTCTTAAGAAAGGAGTTGCAGGCCCAGAAAATTCGTGTAGACTGTCAAGTCTTAGACAAAACAACAGGAGAAGTAAATGACTGAAATCACCGTCCCTATGGACAAGCTAGCCCGGATTTATCGTAAGATAAAAACCGAAATTGACACGCTAACTCAGGAGTACGACAACAAGTTGGAAACTTTGAAAGCGCAACAAGACGAACTCAAGTTCGCTATGAAAGATCAGATGCAGGCGCTTGGCGTCAAGTCTGTGCAGACTGCCTTCGGAACTGTAGCCATGATCCACAAGACGCGCTACTCCACACAAGACTGGGACTCGTTCAAGAAATTTATTGTTGAACATGATGTCGTAGACCTGTTGGAGAAGCGTATCGCGCAGACCAATATGGCAAGGTTTTTGGAGGAGAACCCCGGTTCAGTGCCCCCTGGCCTGAATTCGTTTTCGGATTTTGAAATCCGCGTAACTAAACCAAGTAAGTGAGGTATGTACCATGAGTAATGTTTCTATTTTTTCCGCCTCGAAAGTCCCCGCTTTCGCCCGCAACAACGCAATGTCTGACACTGCCCGTGCCCTCACTGGCGGCGGTGCTATCGGCTCCACAGGCAAGCGCATCTCCATCAAAGGCGGCGTGTTTCGTTTGATCGACGGCGGCAAAGAACTTGCCGCCATTGACGAGCGCCATTTGGATGTGGTCATCATCAAGGCAGCGCCTGAAGTGAGCCGCCAGTTCTACGCCGCAGCGTACAACGCCGATACTGTGTCGGCCCCTGACTGCACCAGCAATGACGGCAAGACCCCTGATGCTTCGTCCAAGAACAAGCAAGCTGAGACCTGCATGGCCTGCGCACAGAACCAAGCGGGCTCGGGTCAAGGCAATAGCCGCGCCTGTCGCTACTTGCAGCGTATGGCTGTGGTGCTGGCTAACGACATGGATGGCTCGGTGATGCAGTTGACGCTGCCCGCTACGTCGATCTTTGGTAAGGAGCAAGGTGACAAGCGTGCCCTGCAAGCCTACGCCCGTTACTTGGCAGCGCAGAACCCGCCGGTTAACCCTGAGCAGATCGTGACCCGCATGAAGTTTGACACGACTTCAGAAGCGCCCAAACTGCTGTTCGCGGCAACCCGCTGGCTGACCGATGACGAGTACGACACTGTGCAGACGCAGGCCGAGACAGACGATGCCAAGAAGGCCATCGTTGCTTTGGGTGCTAGCGCACCGACTGCGGCTCCGCTGCAACTGACGGGCGCAAAGCCGATGGGCCAACTCGTGAATGAGGAACATGCTGCCGCCTATGAACCCATTGCTGCAAAGGCTGCAAAGGCTGCAAAGGCTGCAAAGGCCAAGCCAGCCCCTGTGGTGGTCGAGGAAGAGGAGGACACTGCTCCTGAGCCCGAGGTGCGCAAGGCCACTGCCAAGCCAACGGCTGTGCCTGCTTCCAAAGGCAAGCTGGCTGACATCGTGTCCGCTTGGGACGACGAGGAGTAATTAAATCGGGGGGAAAGCGGATGCTGTGTAAACCGTAAAGCGTAGCAGTGCAGCGAGTACCCCCACCTTTTACAGAGACGATATGGCTTACTCACAAAAAATTATTGACATGGTGGCATCGTCGCCTAAAACGCCGGGTAACCAGCTTGGGCGGTGGGCCATCCATCTCAACTTTCCCGTTACAAAAATCGCCTACGCATTGGGTGTTACCCGCCAGACCGTGTACAACTGGTTTGAGGGTAAGGATGTCTTTGTGGCATATCAAAATCGCGTAGACCTACTGTTATCAATTATGTCCACATCGGCTACGGCCAATGAGGCTTGGAGAAGAATATGCAAAGCCTACAACCTCAATCCCTGACAAACGACGAGCTTGAGCGCCTGATCTACATCACCAAACCGAGCGAGCTATCCGCTGAGTGGGTAGCGGAGTTGCTGCGCCGCACGCAGGGTGACTGGAGTGAAACAAAACCCAAAGACCCCGCGCAGCTAGAACTCGACCTGTCTTAAACCATTTCCCAAGGATACCTATGGAACCGCTTGAGTTTCTAGCGGAGGTACTGCCACCCCCCGGAAATGGTAAGTACTGTGTTGTTGAACTATCAAAGAACAAGGAGCATTTTTATGTAGACACACTAGAACAGGCGCAGCCAAAGATAGACGCGTGGAAACAGCGTGGGCTGGATGTCTATTTTGCGCTGGGGACTTTTGGGGATTTGAAGCGCCGTATTGCAACCAATGTGCGGATGGTGCGCTGCATCGCAGTGGATGTGGACTGCAATCACCCCAAGGACATCCCCGACTCAACGGGTGTCATTTCCCCCAAAGCGTACCCATCGGCCCAAGCCGCTGCCCGCGCAATCATGCAGTTTGCCGAAGAGGTCGGGTTGTCCGGGTTGGGTAGCCCTTGGCTAGTGGCTTCAGGCGGTGGTGTGCACGCATACTGGCCATTCAAAGACGCTGTGGACATCAACGAGTGGAAGCCGGTGGCCGAGGGGTTCAAGCGCCTGTGCTTTCAAAAGAAGCTGGACATTGACCAAACGATTACGGCAGATGCATCAAGGGTGCTGCGCGTCTTTGACACGATCAATACCGGCATCAAGAATAACAAAAAGGTACGTGAAGTCACCGATGTCAAGTTTAAAAATGCTGGCGATCACTTTGACTTTGACGACATCCGAGCGTTGGTCGAGCGCAACCTGATCGGCACAGCCTATGCGGTCAAGACGGTTGAGCCGAGCAACGCGCTGGTACTACCCGGACAGCGCCCTACCAAGGAGGGTAAACCCTTAGTAGTACAGCTTTACGCCAATAGCATCACCAAGTTTGGCAACATCTTTAAGGCTACCCGCGCAGGCAATGGTTGCGACCAGCTTCGCTATTACGTCGAGCATGCTGATGAGGATGGCATGGAGCCACTGTGGCGGGCGCATCTGAGCATTGCCAAGAAGTGCGAAGACGGGGAGAAGGCTGCGGCGTGGCTCAGTGGGTTGCACCCGTATGACGAAGACCGGATGCACAGGAAGCTGGCCGAGATCAAAGGGCCGTACCCCTGCACCAAGTTTGACTCCGAGAACCCCGGCGTGTGTATCTCTTGCAAGCACTGGGGCAAGATAACCAACCCCCTAGCCCTTGGTCGGGATGTGGCGCTGTCCAACGAGGCCAAGCAGGTGGAGGTGGTTGAGCCTGCGGTGTCTGATGAGGTGCGCCAAGTGCTGCGCCCTGAGCCGCCAAGGGGTTACTCCTACGGCGCAAACGGAGGTGTCTTTGTTGTCAAGGACGATGAGGATGCCAACGGCAATAAGGTGCAGCGCAAGATCATGCTGCTGGCGTACGACTTGTTTCCCGTGGACATACTGGTCACGAACAAGGAGCACACCATCCACATGGTAGCCCTGCGCCCCGAGGGTGGGCAGACAGTAACACTGCCCCAAAAATCCGTTGTCAGTAAAGAGGAAACGCTAAAGAGCCTTGCCAATCAAAACGTCTTGGCTACCTTTGGTGCTCTCAATGACGTTAACCTGTTCAATTACATACGAGCAAGTGTTGAAAAAATGAGTAACGAAAAATCCCCTGTGCGTGTACCTGAAAGCTATGGCTGGCAAAACGATGACACTTTTGTCTTTGCTGGGCGTATCTACTCCAAAGGCAAGCCAATTGATGTGCCTATGGCTGGTCTGGAGAACATCATCAACAACACCAAACCCACCGGTACGCTGGAGGGTTGGCGGGCATGCGTCAACATGTTGATACGCCGCGAGTTGTACGACATCTTGGCAGTTTTCCTTGCCGGTGCTGGCTCCCCATTGATGCGCTTTACTGGCCTGTACGGAATGACGTACCACTGTGCAGCGCGGGCTTCGGGTACTGGCAAGTCACTGGCGCTTGAGGCGGCGGCGTCTATTTGGGGGCATCCAGCGCACTACCGCACCGGCAAGAGCACCTCGATGGTCGCCATGCAACAACGCCTTGGCCTGCTGCATAGCCTGCCCTTGGTGACTGATGAGATCACTTCCAAAAACCGCGAGTCACCTGAGTGGTTCTCCGAGTTCCTACTGGACATGACTGAGGGGCGGGGCAAGGAGCGTATGGAGTCCGGCGCTAACAAAGAGCGTCTGAACAACTCGACATGGGCGGGGCATGCCATCATGTCATCGAACACTTATGTGGTGGACAGTCTGACTGGGACACGCAAGGTTGGCTCGGAGGGTGAGCTTCGCCGGGTGCTGGAGTTCCGCATGAACGAGGTGCTGACTTGGACGCGGGAGGAGATTGCAATCATCAAGTCCCTGTCCCAAAACTATGCTGTAGCTGGTGAGGTGATGGCTGATTACTTTGCCAAGAACGTGCCGTTTTTAAAAGAGTTTGTGCCTGAGTTGGTGAACAAGATGCACGATGAGTACAACGCCACCAACGACGAACGTTTTTGGATAGGCAGCGTGGGCTGCAACATTGCTGCCGGAATCATCATGAGCGATGCCCACACAGGGCTGGTCAACTTGCCTTTGGACAAAATCATTGATGCGTACCGCAAGCGCATTGAGTACCAGCGTGTAGCTATAAAAGGCAACAAGCGCAGCACAGAGGATGTGCTCAACGAGTTCATCCGCGAGAACTGGGGCCAGTTTGTGGTGGTCAACTACGGCACTACAGGCGGTGTGTTGGCGCAGATGGGTGACGGGGGCAGCATCGACAAGAGTACAACCCGCAAGGAGGTCAAGGGCCGGGTGGAGAACGGTGCTGCTGAGGGGTACGTTGACTTTTACCTTGAGGAGCGAGTGCTCAAATCGTTCTGCGCCACTATGAATTTTGGTTACGTGGAATTCAAAGAGCAGCTTGAAAGGATGTTCGTTGTCCAGTACATACCCCGCAAAGACTTGATGTCTAAGACAAGCGGGCCACCGTTGCGCACGGCAGTCATCAAGATAACGAGGCCGCTAGATGAAGAACTTGAAAGTCATCTATCCGTGGAAAAAAACTAGGCGGGGGCAGGGGTTTTTCGTCCCCTGCCTCGACCCCGAACCCGTCCGCACCGAGGGTTTAAAGCGGGCGCTTGACCTGCGCCTGTTTGATGCCAAAGCGCAAGCCGGTATCCGCAGCGGCCTTACTGGGGTGTGGTTCTACCGCTTGCCGCCTCGGCCCGTTTGATTGCCTGCACGTAGCGTTCAGACTGTAACTGACGTTGCTTGTTAAGCTGGTCGATGCGCTCTTGTTTTTTATCCGCTGGTATGTTGGAGCCCCGGATAATTTCTTCTTGCTTGCGCAGCGTGCCCATGAACTTCTCATACTGCATTGCCATCGGAGCCACCATGATTTCAGCGCGGTGGTCGGCAAGGAACTCTTTGGCATCTTCGAGCTTGCCGGTCTTGCGGTAGTTATCAAATGTCGCTTTCTTTTGCAACGCATCGGTAGCCAGCTTGTACACCACATCAGCATCCTCCCCGCCGTACTTGCGTTGGAAAGAACTACCAATCAACGGCATCTCCGATGGCCTGCGGGTAGGCGCTTCAACGGTTTCGCCAGTTTTAAATAGGCTGTCGGTAGCCGCTGCTGCCATCAAAGGCAAAGAGCCAAGGTAGCCAGACACAAGGTGCTCGATCTGAATTGGCGACAGGACAGGGGCTATCTTGCTCAGTTGCTTGGCAAGCTCAGTCGTGTTGGCGTAGTAGCGTGCTTCAGGGGACAGCTTTTGCAACCGCGCAGACTCCAACGGCGTTGCTTCAAACCCCGAGAAAAAGTTTTTGTTTGTGTAAACTTCTGCCAATGGCTTGACGATCTGCGGCACGCCCAAAGACGAGGAGCCGGGGATAGCGCCCACAAACATATCACGCAGCGCCCGTAGCTGCTGTGGCCCATCTGTCTCAGCCTTCATAGCATCCGCAGCCGCCACGGCAGCGGAGAAAAACCAACCAAACTCGTACGGAATTGGTAGCTTCAGCGGCTCTTCCATGCCGGGTACATGCACAAAGAAGTTGCTGTACTTGTCTCTAGGCTTGGCGTTTCTGAAGTACTCGTCGTCGTCCATCAGCATGGCGTAGGCAAGGCCAGTACCCATGAGCAGCATGGCGTTGTTGTAGAACTTTTGTTTAATCTTCAGTTGCTCGTTAAAAGGCATGTTGCCCGAGGCTGCTTTGAACAACACGTTCAAGCCTTGGATTTGTGAGTTGAAGAAAGGTATCAGGCGGCTGGCGTATTGGATGCCGGGGGCCATGCCGCGCTTGTGAAAGTTCATCGACTCCATGACGGCAAAGTCAGCTTCGACTTCGGACAAGCCATTGGCAATTGCGTTGTCGTATACCAACGCTCGTGTAGCGGCGTCTGCTTTCATTGCTTGGCGGTCAGCCATTGCAAAGAATTTTTCAAACGCATTCATGTCTTTGCCACTTGCAAGCTGCAAGGCAAACTTGGAAAGGTCATCCGGGTCGCCAGTGAAGATGCCGCTTTGTATCAAACCCTTTTCCAACAGCTTGGCGGCAGTTTCGCTCTGCCCGGTGTTCATCTTCAGGTACTCACTACCCGCCTTGTAGATGGCTTTGAGTGGGCCGTAGTCCAAACCAGCGGTAGCCGCAGCCGCAAACGGGTCACGGAACAACTGGCGCAACAGATAGACCGGGGTGCGCGTCACACCAGCGCGAAGGAAGTCCCCGGCTATGGAGCCCAGCTTCAGAAACGCGGGCAGCGTCAAGCTTGCGCCCTCAAGGCTCTTGACAATAAGCTCAGCGGGGATGCCACCAAATACTGTGTCATTAGTCTGCACCCGCAGCCAACGCTTACCGTTGTCGTCGGGCTTGTTGGGGTCAGCTTCTTGTTTCCAGCGAATAACGCTGGGGTCAGTTGGCCCATCGCCCCGGTTGATTGACATCAAGTCCGTGACCTTACCTGTACGGGCGCTAAACTCCCCTTGGCCTTTACCCGCAGCTTGCATAGCGTAGGCTACATTGCGGGTAGCCATGTTGGTCATAGCCATGTCCACCAATAGCATGGTGTTGCGCGGTAGTGACTTGTCCAGCGGCAGTATTTTGGTTTCGCCGCCTTTGAGTTCGGCAAGGTACGGCTGGTGGCGGATGTCGCCAATGGTGATGGTCTTGTCCCCACCAAGCACAAGCTGCGCAATACCGTTGTCGTTGACGCGGTAGTAAGGAACGTAGTCACCTTCTTTCAGGTAACTGTCGGCCTCCTTCTTGGTGATAGCGCCTGTCGATGCCAAGAAGCGGATCATGCCTTCGTTGTACTTGTTGTACAGATTGCGGGTTCGCTCCAGTGCATTTTTAAGCTGCTTGTCGGAGTCCACTTGCCGCATGGCAGCATCCAATTTTTCTTGCGTAACCCCCAGCGCCCCCAAGTCCAGCTTGGTCAACCCTTTGTTGGCAGCACGTTGCGCAATCATGTAAGCCGTTGCCAGCCCCATCTTGGCTTTCCCGTCGCCGTAACGGTCAGGGATGTCAGAGACAGATGCAAAGATATCCTTGGCGCTGTTGGCGTTGGTGGTACGCACACCCTTGAAACCCTTGTCATCGGTGTACGTCTCCAACGGGCCATCGCTCAGAGCCGCCAGCACAAGCGGCATCTTCTGGTCAGCTTTGCGCACGCTGTACATAGCTTGCTGGAACAGGCGAGAGTCGCCAAGCTGCTTGGCCCCAAGCTCCATAGCCTTACTCAACCCCGCACGCATATCGACTGTGTTCTGTTCAAACTGGAGCATCTTGTTGCCGCCAAGTTTTTCAAAGAAGGTCTTGTCCTGCGCAACGGTATTCCGCGCCAGTTCGGACAGGGCATCGTCCGAGGCGTAATCTGGCGCGTTAAGTACTTCGTTGGTCTCCCTTGTTTTTTGCCACCGTTGCATTTCATTTAACGGTTTGTTTTCCGCAAACGCTTCTTCGGTAATTTCCAAAGCATCGTTGAGCAAAGATCGTTCTTTAGGTTTGGAGAACCGGAAGAAACCAGCAAAAACATCAACCAGACGCGACAACACAGATTTATTGGGTGTTTCAGAAGGAATCTGGTCAAGTAAATCTTGAAAACCTTTGTGCGAAAAAGTTTCTGCTAAAAACTCGTGCGTATTAGTAAGTCCGTACACGCCTTTAGTAGTAAACCCAACCAACGCAACTTTATTAGCGCGGAAATATTTTTTTCCTTCTGGTGTTTGCAACCACTTTTCTACGGTATTTTTTAAATGCTCAACCCGTGCATTAAAAGCGTTGTTTGTGTATAACCCACGAGATGTTGCAGCGTGCAATAACTCATGCAACAAAATTTTGGTTGCGTGCGGTGATCCTGCTGTAGAAATAGTTAAAACGTAGTTTTGTGCGGGGTTGTAGTGCCCCGCTACAGGGCGTTCTTTTCCGTCGGCTGATTTTTCAATGCCTTTTTTTGACGTCACGTATACGCGCCCATGCATGTCATCCGAGTAAGCGTTACCGAGGACTTCCGCAAGGATGTCAAACAATTTTTTGCTAAGTGGGTTGCGTGCTTTTTCTGCGGCAATACGCGCTGCTTCGGCGTATGTCTTTCCGTGGTATGGACTAGATGTGTCCATTTCTGTGCCATATTTTTTGTCGATCTGCCTACCTTTAGCTGCAACCGCATCGTCAATATCTTGTTGAGAAAGTTTTGGGCTTTCTTTGGCAGTTTTCTTAACAGTGGGTGAAAGAACCGCTGGAGTCTTTTTTGGGATAGGGTTGCTTTCGCTTGAGTCAAGACGCTCGTTTGTTACGTTTTCAAACGTTTGAGTAGCTTCAGATACTGCACCAAGTTTTTCCTGTTGCTCTTTTGTAATGTCTTCGGCTTCAAGCAGTGCTTTTGCTGCATCAAGATTACTGCGGCTAATTTCCAACCTGTTGTCCGCTGCTTCGTACGCAGCCTTTGCGTCTTCCCTAACTTGCGCAGGCTGGCCTTTTGATGCTTCATACGCCTCGGTTGCTTTTTTCCAGTTAATTGCTGCCTCGTTGGCTTTTATCTGCGCCGCGTCTATGTTGGCTTGCAACCGTTCTAGTTGTTGCTGCCTATTGCTTATTGGTCTGCCTGAGCGCTTGCTCTCGGTCAGTTTAGCCACGTTGCTGGTTACGCCGCGTGTCACGGGGCCAGTGCGCGTCACACTTGATGGGGCTACGTTGCCGCGCTCCGATGCTTTGCGTTGAGGCGCTTGTGTCTCTGTTTCTTCAGCCGTTTTACCTTGGCGCTCCAAGGCTTCCACTTGCTCTATCCGCTGCGCAACTGAGTCGCGTTTGAGCCGGAGTATTTCCGTTTGCCGGAAAGCAGCGCCCTGCCCTTTAAAAGCAAAGACGGGGCTGGAACGTGCGCCCCCCGGTGTTTTGTTACGTTCACTTGGTATCAACTGCGATACTTTTACTTTGCTGACTTCAGGGTACTTGCCGGGTGGCAGGCTGGCAAACGTAACTAGCCCTGCTTCTTTAGCCTTTTGTTTTTCAAAATGAGACAGAGACTCCGCCCGCGCTGCTTTAACTTTGTCTTCCAACGCATTGGCTTGGTTTTCCAGCGTGCCCAATTCCAGCTTCAACTTCTTTAAAGGCCACGCAAGGATTTGTTTTGCGTACTCTTTGTTGGACTTGGCAATACCTTCGGTCTTTAGTTGCTCGTTGTAAAACTCGTTGGCTTCTTGCAGCGCAGATTCCAAACGCATAATTTGCATTTGCTGTGGCTTGCCGGGAAGACCTTCTTTTTGTTTGTCTTCTAGTTCTTGTTTTAGCTCGTTAATTTCTTTTTCAATCGCGTCAATGTTGTCCATTGCCGCATTGGTGATTTGGTTTTGTACTTTGCCTGCGTACGTTGTTGACGTTATTGGCGCTACAGAAATGCCGCCCGGCAAAGCAGTTTTTTGTTTTGCTCCATACAGTCGGACGTTTTCTTCTTTTGTGCGCTGTGCCCGTGCTTGGTCACGCAGCGTAGCAAGTTGAGCCTCAATACCTGCACGGCGTTTTTTAACCGCAGCGGCAGCTTGTTCGTATGCTTTAGTGGAAGGGCTCTTGGCAGCTTCTTTACTTGCTGCGTCTGCTTCCTCTTTGGCAACAACGGCATTACGCAAGTCAACCTGCGCTTGAGCAATTTCCTTTTTCAACACTTCGGGGTCTTTGCCACTATGTTCTAAATCCCACAGGGTCTTTTGTGCATCCATGACCGCAGGTATCTTGTCAATGTTGTCTTGCGTTTTAGACACGCTATTTAGCGTGCTGCGCAAGTCTGCCAGCATTGCCTGTGTGTTTTCTGCCGTTGTGCGCAGCTTACTAAACTGCGACATCTCTTGCCGTAGTTTTTTGTTTTGCCGCTGAAGCGTGTCTACCAAGACGCGGTTGTCTTTAATTTTTTTAAGCGCTGCCTCAAACATCACTATTGTTTGGGTGTCTTCCTGCCCAAAAACAAACGCGGGGGCTTCATACCCAATCTCACCAAACCCAAGTTTGGACTCTATCTGGCGTTTGAGACTTGCAATTTCGTTTTTGTACGCTTGCGTTTTCTCTGGTGCGGGTGCGGCTCCCTTTTTCTGAAGCTCCCTTAATTGCGCAGTTGCCGCTTCCAGTTTTGTTTCCAGCGGGGCAACGCCTGACAGCATTTTATTTAGTCTGTCAATTTGCTCTTTACGTTTAGCAACCGCTTGCCTTGCCTCAGCAGCTTGTTTGTCCAACTCAGCCAGAGTCTTTGTGTATACGGCTACATCTTGGGTGAGCGCTTTGATTTCTTTTTCGTTGTCCACCGATGTCATAGCAAGTATGCTGCTGAACATCGGGTCGGCTTTAAGTTTGCCGTACTGCTGGAGCAAGGCTACAACGTCGTCGTTGTCTTTGAGGATACTCTTGGCTGTGCCGCGCAAGTCAGATTCTGTAACCAATGCGTTGAGCTTGGCTTCCAGTTCATTGATTAAGCCAAAGTAGTACGTGACCTTTGGCGCTTGCTGCTTATGTACTTTGGTGCGTGCTTCAGCTTCGCGCATCTCTTTAACAATTTTGCTGTCAAGAAAACGGCGGAACATACCGGGGGTAGCGCGGCCCAGTGCGGTTGTGGGTACTTCCTTCTCAGGAAAAAGGGACATCTGGTCAATGTCTTTTTCTGACTGCGCTAGTTCTTCTTTAACCCGCAGGTGCGTTTCCAGTTCTCGTGGCAGAGACAGTGGTTTGGCTTTGGCGCTTGGCCCGCGCATTGTTCCGATATTTTCAAGTTGCTTTGCTGCTCTTTGGACATTAGCTTGCTGTGCGGCTTTAGGGTTTGCTGCTATAGCTGCTTTGAGCGCTTGGTCAGCATTCATTGCGGGGGCCGTTTCAGCACGACCCCGTACGCCCACAACAGTTGGCCCGGCGCTAGTCATAACGCCTTGTGCAACATCTTCTTGCTTAATTAAACTGGCTCGACGCGCCGCTTCATTTTTAGGAACGCCTTCGCCAACAAGCTGTTCATATTTTTCTTTTCTAACTTTAGCAAGCGCTTTAGTTCTTTCACTATCACTGAGGTTGTACGTTCTTCCAGCAAAACCGCTACTAACTTTTTCCGCCGCCGTAGGCGTAGTTACGCTACCGGGAAGTCCCGTAACCGTAGAAGGCAAAGCTGCGCCTGACTCGCGTAAAGCCTCAGCCATAGCGCCCTTACCTTCTCCACCACGAGCGGTAGTTTCAGCACGTTTAGTCGGAGCCCCTTCACCGTATACCCCTTCCTCACCGCGCTCAATCTTGCCAAGTTGCTCGTCGAGCATAGTGAACAGGGACGCTTCGTTGCCAATTGCCGTGTCTTTCTCACCGATGTTGGCGTCTGCTCGGCGCAGGAATGCGTAAGCCTCATCACTTAAGTCTTCACGCAGTTGAAGCTGGTTAACCCGATCACGCAGCGCTGCTGCTGCTGTTACTGGCTCTGCCGTACCTTCTTGGCGAGGGCGCAGTTTGAATGGGGCTGGCCCGCCGCGTTGGGGCTGAGGTTGCCCTGCGGGTTGTGTTTCTTCCGCAGTAGGTAATTCTTCGCCTTGCGTCAAAACTTTTTTGACTTGGTTTAATGCAGTGGACGCGCCCGTGTTTGGGTAAGGCTGCTCAAACAAATCAAATTGTGGTGATGCAGAAATAGCCCCCGCTGGGCGTGCACCAATACGTTGAAGCGCTTGTGACTCGCCTAATTTGCGGGTGTGTTCTGCATATGCGGCGTCATATTCTGCGTCAAGACGAGCCAAAGTTTCTGCACGTTGGTCGCCCAGTTCTTTGCTGCGACGATCACGAAATTGTTCCCGCGTTTCAGATGTTGCTTGAAACGGCTGCATTTCAAACTCTTGCTGCGTCTTGGGAACAACGCGGCTTTGCAGGTCTTTTAGTTTTATACGAAGTGCAATTTGCGCATCAATATCGCCGTTTGTTTCCGCGTTTGCCAATTGCTTTTGTGCTACGGCAATTTGTTGTTCTTCCGGTTTTGGTAATTTTTTTACAGCCTCACGGGCTTGCGCTAAAGCATCAACGGCTTGCGCAAATTTTGGTTGCGCTGTTTGAAGCTGTTCTAACGTAAGTGTTGGGGCCTGTGTCTGGAACTGCGCAACCAGTTGCTCCAGCATGCGTACTTGCTGGCGGGGGTCATTCTGAGCCAGTAGCGTTTCTGGCGCATTGAACTTGCCCCGGTTACCAACCGTTGCATCGTACATGTCAAACGTCTGCTGCAACTGGGCTTGCTTACTTTCGGGGCCATACAGGTTGTCTTGCTTTTCTCTTGCAAGAACGTCTTCAGCAGTCCCCGTGCGCTCCACCGGTTTGCCTTGGAGATCCAACTCCGGAGTCTTGGGCGTTGGCAGGTTGCCAAACATATCCACTTGCTGGAGCTGTTCTGTGTTTTTAATTGCCTCGGGCGCAGGTGCAGGCTCTTTCGGCAGGAACTGGCGGTACTGGCGGTACTCTTTGTTTGTATCTTTGAGCACCGTAGCGTGCTCGGCAAGTGCCTGCTGCGTCTCGCGGTTGTCTTGCTTCTGATCCTCAGTGAGCTTGTTGCCCTTGCTGGCCTTGTGAATCTGGCCTTCCAATTCTTTCTGTCTTTGCTCAGCAGCAACGTAGTCGGCTTGTGCTTTTTGGGCGTACTCAGGCGTTTGTTTTGTGGCTAGGGTAGCTGCGTCTAGCTTGTCCTGCTCGACTCGGGCTACGTCAGCTTGTTTCTTTTGCTCTTCGCGTTGCTGTTTGTCAAACCGGCTTTGCTCCGCACCGCGCTCCACACGGCGACCCACAGGGGCCAAGATGCCGCCAAGCACCGCGCCGCCAATGAAATTGTCAAAGTATTCCTTGCGTGCTTCGGGGTCGTTGATATTTAACCCGGCTTGCATGCGCTCAAACACCTGCTGACCGGCTTCGGTCAGACCCTCAACCCCCATCGTTCTACCAGTAGTGAGCAAGTAATCCGCAGCGGTTTTCTTCAAGCCTTCCTTGGCTAAGTCCTGCGCAGCTTTCTCTGATAGGTTAAAGCCCAGCTTGCCAAACATCTTACCCATGCCGGGGATCATGCCTAAGCTCACTGTGTCCAGCGCAGCCATAGGGATAGCGGCTAGTGCTGCATTAACTACATCTGTCTCGCCCAGCTTCTTGCCCTCTTGGACTTGGCGGGATATGTTCGACCCGGTGAACTGCGCAGCAGAAGCAAGACCCGCCGCACCCGCAGCCGCTAAACCTTCAGGAGCCAAAAATGCCGCAGCAGCCGGAGCCACCATGTATGGCAGGGAGCCGCCTGCCAACTCACCAATCTTGGTAAACGGGGCTTCTAAGAAACCTTCTTGGGTTGGTGCAAAGGTTTTCTTTTGGTAGGCTTCTTGTTCAGCTCGGTACTTTTCCGCAGCAGGCAAATCCATGATGCCCGCACGCCCAGCTAAACCGGCAATGTCCCCCTTGAGAGAAGAAACGCCTGCTTTGAGCGCGGGCATGAACCCAGACTTGGGCTGTTCTTCGGGGGCTTTCTGCGTTAACCCAAAAGCTTGAGGATATAGTTTTTCTGCTGCGCTTAACGCCGATGCGGGGTCTTCGCCCTCTTTTAGCGGAAACAAATTACCATCAGGAAGTCTCACGTATTGGGGCATATATCACTCAACAGAAAGTGCGGCAGCGACCCGCGTTACGCTAAAAACATTATGCCTTATTAGGGCCGTGCCAGAACTCCGGTTGTAATAGGCTCTTTGGTTGTAACCACAGACGCGCCCTGCGGAGCCATTGCCGCCATAACCCCTTTAATTTGTTTTGCAAACTCTACTGGCGGTACTGGGTCAACGCCCATTTTGCTGGCGTTATTTGTATAGTCAAGGTACATTTTGGCGTACACCTGACCCGTCTTGTCTGCGGTAATTTCTTGCATTTTTCTAAGACCTGTTTCGTAATTGCCGCCGCCTAACAGGTTTGTAATTGCTCGAACTTCTGGCGGCATCGCATTTGCTTGATACAGCGCTCGGGCATTTGCCCCAGCTTGTTCCATACCAGTACGTTTATTTTGTTGCTCTTGCTCGAAGACGGTTTTACGGTTAGACGCCATCGTGGTAAATGTAGTTTCGGCTTCCTTGCGCCCAAGTTTTCCGTCTTCCATAAGCGCACTGAGGCCTAACTCTTTAGCTTTGACGTAAGTTTGCGCAATGCCTTTGCTCATCTGGCGCAGGTCTTTATCGTTGGCTATGCCTTCTGAACGGCGCAATTCTTCAACTTTGGCAAAAGAATCGTCCAGCTTATCCCGCGCTTCGGCAAGTTTGTCCAAGCCAGCTTTGTAGGATTTAACCCCGGTCTGAGCGCCAGCGCCAATATTAGCCAGCGCGTTAGGGGATGTGCCTGACATGATCGCCAAGCCAGCCTCCATGATAGACATACCTGACAAATCGGATTCTTGTTTGGACAGGCGTTCTTCCCGGCCTTTAAGGCGTGTCTCATAACCCGCCATTGCGGGGCCACGTTTTTCAATGTCGGCTATGGCTTGCGTTTTTTCTTGCTCAAGCGCTGTCCGCTCAGCAGTAGTTAATTCACCAATCTCTTTACCAAAACGGTTTTGAGGTGTGTACGCATCCCGAACTTTTGCGTACTCCGCAGCTATTTTGGTCGGGTCTGTTTCGGGAGCCCCAGCTTGGCTGGTGCGCGTGTCAGTTTTCAAAAGGCTTTGCAAGCCTGAGTCTGCTTTGGCTGCTGCCGCATCGCGTTCACTTAATGGGGCGCTTACAGAGGTCAGTTGTTTTGCTGGGGGGTTACCGCGCCCTGCACCTGCGTCTGTAGGCGGAAGTACTGCGGGTTTTACTGTAGATACTGTAGGCGTAGCAACTGCTTCGGGGGAGTTTTGGTACGTTTTATCTACTTCTTTAAGCCGTTGCTTTTGCCGGTTTTTTACGCCCTCATCGGACATAAACATTTCCATGTACTTGTCAAACAATGAATTTTGAACTGCTTGCGGTTTTCTTTGCACATTACCAAAAGGCATTGCATCACTCTCCGGTAGCGGTTTCATAACCCCTGTAGCGGGGTCTTTATACATATTACCCATAATGATTGCGCCTTCAGGAACGCCACCAACAGCATACCCCGCAATTCCGCCGTCAGCCATACCCTGCATATTAGGCGCAGGTAGCTGCGCGATGCCTTGTTGCTCAGGCAGTTGACCCTGTGCTTGGGGCATGCCCTGTGGGGGCGGCATTGCCTGTGGAGGCGGTGCTGGGGGCGGGTTGATGGACTGAATTGCCTGATCGACCACCTTGGGCTGAGGCATCTGCCCAGCCTGCCCCTGCTGCGCGGTGCGCAGTTTCTGGCGGCGGTTGTTCTCGCTCATAGCCAAGGACATGATGTACGGATCGTCCTTGTTCATCATTGCGTATTTTTGCAATGCTGCGTCCGGCATCAGCGCTAGGCTGTCCGTTACGTCTTGTATTTGACCGATGTCCATGTTTTACCCCCGGCTCATTTGATACATTGCCAAGTCATTTAGACCCGCGCCGCGTTGCGCGTGGATAGCTCCGCCTGCGGCTTTTTTTGGTTGGCCCATTTGGTACATCCCATACGCCGCAGTCCCCGCGCCTGCCAACTGACTTACCAACGACGGAGCAGGCTGCGTTACAGTGGAACCAAGGTTACCAATGGGTTGCCTATTAACAATGTCAGACATAAAACCAAGTTGTTTGTATGGGTAGTTCTGTTCATTCGCGTAGTTTTGCTGACTTGTATCTATTAAGTTTTGCTCTTGCTGCTGTTTCTGCGTACCAAACGCATTTTGTAATTGCAAATTGCCAGTTGTTTGCCCATACAAATTCTGGCCTTGGGAGCCCAACGCGCCGTAGCCTTGCATGCCTGCTTGCAGACCTTGCAAACCCAAGTTGGCACCGAACTGTTTAGAGCGTTCGGATTCTTGTTGCCCTGCTAGTCCATACTGCGCCCCCAAAGAGGCGGCTTGCATTCCCTGTCCAGCACCGAACTGACGGGATTGCTCTTGCTGTTGCTGCGTTGTCAGGCCCGCCTGCTGGTTTGCCAGTGCCGCTTGCATAGCTTGCTGGGCGCTCATGCCCTGCATTTGAAGTTGAGCCGCTTGGTTCTGCACAGCAGATTGCTGCTGATTAGATAGATTTGCCAATGATGTCTGAAGGCCAATCTGCCCCGCTCCAAGCTGCTGAACACCAAGATTTGCAGCTAAGTTCTGCGACCCAGTAGTTAAGCCTGCTTGCTGGTTGGCCTGCTGGGCCTGTAAACGCGCTTGTTGCTCCGCATTAAATTGTTGCTGGGCTTGCTGATATGCCGCCTGCGAACCTTGAGCTTGGATATCCCCCATCTGCTGACCAAGATTGCGCTCACGCTCAGCACGCATAATGGCATCTCGACCACCGCCAAAAGCGCCAGCTTGAGCGGCTTGTGCTTGTTGTTGAGTTCCTTGAATGCCAGACTGACGCGCCGCCTCGCGCTTTTGTACATCCACCACATTCTGCATGTAGGGGGACATGTATGCATCTGCGGATCCGGGCTGTGCAAAACTTTGTGTGTTTACACGTTCCGCTGGCCCCATCTGGTAGTTTTGCAGTTGTGGGTTATACCCGGTCTGCGCGGCATCCATCTTAGGTGCGTTCTGGGCCTGTGAGTTTACTTGTTGGTAATTAAACTGACCGGGCTGATATGCGCCGGGAGCTTGGAACTGATTGCCAAATTGTGTTGGGTTATAAGCTGTATTACCCGCCCGCTGAGCTAAACCTTCAAGACCGGCGGCTGCGTTTTGCGAATATTGATTTTGCTTAAGGTCTCCTGCGCCAGCAAATGCATCTGTTTGCAGCTTATTAAAACCGGCTACTTGGTCACCTTGCAAGCCGTGTTCTTTTGCCCAGTCTGCGTAGCTTTTATAGTTTCTACCGGCAAGTTCTTCCGCACGACCCATTGCGCTTTCAGAATACTTTTTTATTGTCTCTGTCGGATAACCCTGTATGTTTGTCGTTGTTACGGTTTGATCAGCCATGATTGTTCCTTATGCTGGAAGGTATTTATCTGCGCGGCTATTAGCCGCAACTTTGTCTTTGCCCGTAGTCTTAGAGCGGGACTTCTGAACTCTATCCATCATTGCGTACAGCTTACGTGCGCCAGCCTCTGTAGAGCCGTTGCCCAACTCAGAAACAATACGCGCCGGTACTACAAACTCGCCATCAGCTAAACGGGCGGGTTGCTTTTCCCCGATTGTGGCAGGAATATCGTCAGACACACCATCGCCCGGGCCGCGCAGTAGTCTGCCGCCATCAGAGTAGGAGCCAAGGTTATACATGCCGCCGTCAGCCAGTGCAGCAATACCGCCGCCGTCAGCGTAGCGTTGGTTTAAATAACCGCCGCGAGCAAAACTACCGGTTCCGTCATGGCTGTCATGAGCCTCTCCAGAAGGATCACGCCCAGTGTCTGGGCCAAAAGAACCACGATCCATTCCAGAAAAATCAGTGTTGTTTATTCTGTCTTGTACTTCTTTAGTAGCCGGAGTTGACGGTGCATTACTTACAGATCCTCTGTCCATTCCAGAAAAATCAGTGTTGTTTATTCTGTCTTGTACTTCTTTAGTAGCCGGAGTTGACGGTGCATTACTTACAGATCCTCTGTCCATTCCAGAAAAATCAGTGTTGTTAATTGCATTTAATACTTTTGCCCTTTGCCCCGCTTCTGCCTCCGCAACGCTTCCATATCCTGTGGTGTCCACAATAGGCGCATTATTTGCAACAGGGTTAAGTAATGCGTGAACCAGCCCATTTGAGTAGCTGTTTACGTCTGGGGCATAGTTACTTACGGAAGAACCCATAGCAGCAGCCCGATCAGCCGGATCACCACCGCCATAGCGTTTCTGATCTTCTTTAATTTCTTCTTGCAGAGTCTTGGTAGCTTCTGCGGCCTTTGCAACTGAGCTTGGGGCAGGGGGTGCATGGTAAAACAGGAACGGGTTTGGCCCTTTACCCATTAAATAGTCTTGTGCCCTTTCGGAGTCGCTACGTGTTTCGTTTGTGGTAGGAAGAATTGGGTTACCATTTACGTCAACTGCTTGCGTAACATTGCCAAAACGAACTGGTTCTTTTAAAAAATCTCTAGGAACGCTCCCACCCTCGTCATAGTGCTGCATTAAGCCGCCATTGGCATTGCCAAAACGAACTGGCGGTGAATCTTTTATTTCATCCCCGGTGTAAGTTTTGTAAGCATAAGACTGCCCTGTTGCGGGGTCTACTTTATACATGTACCGGTTTCCCACCTGTTGTTTGGGTGCCGTCGTTTCTTCTTCGTTACCAAAAGCATCCGCCACTACTGGTGCGGAGGCAAGTCCAAGGTTCATTAAATTACTTTTTACAAAGTCTGTGGGCGCACCCATTGCTATATTAGCGCCTGCCTGTAAGCGATCTACTGTTCCTATTGGGCTTGATGGTGAAGGAGCGCCGGGAATCCCAGAGGCACTAACCGGGGGGCCCATCGTAGCGGCTTCGCCCGCAGCACTTAAACTACCTTCCAAACCTGCGCCGCCATAACCGCCTAGTCCAGCCATCAAACCTTTTTCCAAACTTCCTGTGGCTAGTCCTGTAATGCCGCCAACCAAAAGCCCTGTACCGGCTGCGCCGCCCAAACCAAACATGCTGCCCACCGCAGTGCCAACACCGGGTGCAAATGCGTTTAAAGCAAATCCTGCAAGAGCGGGGAGTAGGCTGTCCAAGAACCCAGCTTCAGGCAAACCAGTCTGAGGATTAATGGTTAAAGACCCACCATTTGCCATAGCCAAAGCCTGTAGCCCCTGTACCTCACGGGGTGACATATGAACAAGGGTCGAGTCTGGGCCGCGCCCTGTTGCTGCCATGTGGTTGGCAAGTGTGTGTAGGCTCATGTTTTTACTTTCAAAACGTTACTAGCCGAGGTATCGTAGTATATATCGCCCACCCTCAAATAGGCTAAATCAGCTTCGGTTGGCAAGCTGGGAGTGGTAGTGTTACCTGTGGGAAAAAAACTAAGGCCAGCAATAATGTCTGTACCGTTTCGCTGGGTGCTGGCTGTCATTGGGGCAGGGTTGTCTAGCTGGTTAAAGTACAGCCGCAATATGTTGGTTAGCTGATTTATAAGCGCCGGGTCGTATTTATCCCCTGTTGCAGCAGGCATCTTGGGGGCGACTACGTTCTTCTGTGCCATATCACCTACGTCCGTCAGGTCTGAGGTCAATTCTAGGAGCGCCAAGCTGCCACTGTACGCCTATGGTGTTAGAGGTAATCTTCATCTGCATCTGCCGCCCACGAATACGGATGTAAAGCTGTCCCGTAAACTCATCTACGTTAATTACAGAAGGTGCAGGCCCGCTATTCACCACATTGGCATTGCCCGTCTGCGTAACCCCGGAGCCTGAGTTGTTTAAACCCTGTAGGTACATGGTGACTTGCGGGGTTGTGCCAGAAGTTGATCCACGGAACGTTAGGTCAGGAATCATGCGGTACACAAAGGCAAAATTATTTCCGTCCCCAATGTCGTATTGAGAGGAAGTAATGGACGCTTCAATAGGCAGTGTAGTGCCTGTTTCGTTATCGTCTACGCCATCTTCATGGTTAACAATGTTATAGCTGTAAGTAGCCGCAAGTGGAAAGTTTCTTAGCCCGGTATCTAGCCAAGCTGTGCGCGCCATTGAGCCATACTGCCAGATGTCTTCTGCGTAGTTATAAATAACGTACTTATCAATGGTTGTGCTTGAGGATGAGCAGTAGAACCACCAGACTTCGTTAAAGCCTTCGTTGGTACTACCAAATATCTGGTCATATTGCGAGGCGTTAATGTCGCTGTAAACATATTGGCGCAGATCACAACGCAAGGTTTGAACCCGCCCATCGTATTTATAGAACTTGTCTATGCCCATCCAGTAGGTAATGCCAGAAGCCATAGCCGCTGCGTTGGGGCCAGCAATGGAAACATTGTCTGCAAGAAGCTGAGAACCCCACACATAGGGCGGGCCAAGGTACTGGAGTGAATAGATGGCTTGGTCAGTCCACACCAAAATCTCTTGGCGGCTTTGCAGGGTAGTAACAATTTTGGAACCATGCGACAGGCGAACACTACCGGCTTGATTGGTCACCGCTGGGAACCATGTAGTCAAGGACTCTTGATCTGACCAGCGAATCAACATGGGATCAAGGATGGAACTGCCGTAGTCATTTGTACCAAACACAATCACAAACCGGCTGGCATCGGAAATATTAAATGTGTTTTGGAATAAAGGCGTGTAGCCATCTGCCCCTGATAGAGAAGACAGCAACATGCCGCGCACAGAAATGTTTTGCGTGCCTGACTGAGTGCCGGATGTGTTTAGGGTTGTTGATAACGTGTAAGTAAGGCCGGTTGGCGTACCTGCCGTGGTTGTGACCCCTGAACCACCAGCGGTGGTGGATAAAGTAAATGTTGTAGAACCGTTAGTGGCAATGATGTAATACGTTGTTGGATTGACGTACCCCGTAATAGACCCTGTACCGCCGTATGCGCCACTGAGTACTAACGACTGACCAACCGCCAAAGTAAGACTTGCGGTGGTGCAGCTAAACTGACCCGCCACTCCGGTAATAACTACACTTGATAGCGTTGCACTTGAAGTAGCAGATGTTGCCAAATTAAATGTAACGCCGCTGGTATTTGCAACGTAGTACGTTATCCCCGGTATTAAGCCCGTTGGCAAAGCCCCGGTTGTAGTTAGGGTAAGGGGAGTTCCGTTTACCAGCGTTACAGAGGTAGCGGTAACCACACATGGGGACGCAATGGTTAAAGTAATTTCAGGCTGACGGTAGCCAATAGCTGCATCCCAGTAATACAGCGGCGCTCCACGGGGGCCGTAAACTAGGTTCTGCCCCCAATTAACTTGGTTCCAGATACGCAATGCATCAGTAGCGGAAACCCCAAGACCCCATGTTCCAGAACCCCAAGTACTTGCACCCCAGCCACTTAAAGGTGTTGAATAAGACGGGCCAGTATTAACTTGGTAGACAGCATAGACTGTTCCACCACCAGTAGCCGCAGTAGCTGCTGAAGCGATTGTGATGGTGTAAGAATTAGCGTTAATTCTGGTAAGTTGGTATTCACCAGTAATAAGCTGCCCACCTACAGATGTGCCGCCATAGTAGGTAACGTAGTCACCATTAAGAAAACCACCAGCGGTATGGGTTACTGTAACGGTGGTTGTCCCGTTTGTAGTGAACGGGTTGGTCAGGGTGTACTCACCCCGAATAGGGGTAATGTCGTAGTACGCCCCGCCGTTTTCAATGTAGAACTTTAAGTTTGTGCCAACGCCAAGCAGGTTTTGGGAGGTTAGGGTTACCCAGTTCCAAAGGGAACGACATACCCCAAGAAAAGTATTACCTGAAATGCGTTGCCATCCGCCAACTTTCTCAGGCGTGCCTTGACGGAACCGTACTTTATCGGACTCATACCAACCACCTTCATTGGTATACCGAGTGTTTTCCCGGTTAACCCCCGGCTTGAGTTGAAGCTTTTGTAAAGGCATCGGTCATCCTAAAAATAGGGCACGTTCATCAATGCGGCGGTTTTGCAACCCTTTAAGGATTTTACCCCCGCCCATGCAATACTTCAAGAATTCTTCAGCAGCGCCCGCTTTATCCCCGCGAAGTAGTTTCTGGCGAAGCGTTGAACGTTGGAGTGTTCCCAAACCGCAGTTAAATGAAAAGCTAGTAAGGCCATCAAACATACCCTGTGTAAGAGGGACAGGGCAGAATCGTTCCACGCCAAGCTCAAAACGCTGTAGGTCTGCTGCAAGAATTCCATTGACTTCCTCCATGCTGAACTTACGATCATCCTCTAGGCGCAGGGGAAAGGCATCGCGCTCCTCTAGCTTTAAACGCCCTTGTTCTGCATAGATTACATGCCCGACTCCAACAGTCCAAAGGCGTGCGGGGCATCGGTATGGGCGTTGGCGTACACCTTCATGGTGGCGGATGACTCCAAGGGCTTTATCAGAGACTTTCATTTCTTCACCGTCTGAACGCAGCCTACCTTGTACCCCAGATCGCGCCAGTCCTTTGCCGCTTTTTGGCAAGCGGCCTCGTACTCAAAGTAGCCAACAACTAGGATTGAGTTCATATTAATGCCTGTGACCAACACAAGTGTCCAAATCATTTGCCAAACGCTCGGCCCCCGAAATGGAACGCGATTATGCTTGCAAACAAGGCTTGGGTATTGCTGTTCCACAGCTTCTCAGCAAGATCAGGGAATGCAACGCCGTTGTTGTAGCCGTAGATAAACAGGCCAACATCCACAAACACCAGCAACAAAAAGAAGCCTAAAGTGATAAAGCTACGCACACCGGCCCGCAGGTTCTTCATCCACTGGCTTGTGCCATCGTTTAAACTTTCATCGTGCTTGTATATAGCGTTCATCTCAGCAGTCTGGGCGTTGACCAGATTCTCATTGGCCTTGGCGTTGGTTTCCATCTCAAGCTGGGCGCTGTGTATTTGCTCCACCCGCTCCTGCGCTTCAAAACCTGCCTTGCGAAGTTCCAATTCGCGCTCAATCTGCATGGCGGCCAGCGCCAGCTCGTGCTTCTTGTCATTGCGGTCCTGGAAGAAGTCCAGCAGCTTGGGCAAGCCGCCCATCAGGAAAGAGATCAGAGTAGAAAGAATAGTCAGCATTTATTTCCCCAAAAGTAGCGTTGTCCACCAAAAACAAAGACCTAGCAACAGTAGTGCAAGCGCACCTCCAATTAGCCAGGTCAACAATTCTTCTATGTCTGCCTTGCGTTTCTTAGCGTGATTCGCTGCCAATATTTCCTCTACCTTACGCTGCTTGATGATGTTGTTGCGCTCTACCATCAACTGCTGCCACAGGTCTGCGTTACCGGACATCACCATGTAATTGTTCAGCTCCCTCTCAGCATCAGCCAACTGCTTGGCCTGCATGACTATCTCAAACGCTTGCGCCGTATCCGACTTTGCAAAACTACTCTTAGGCTTGGACGCTTCCCTCTGGACAATGTCCTTTGCCTCGAAAAACTTCATCATCTCCCCGCCAATGGCGTG